CCAAACATTAGATTTCTCTGCTGAGATAATTTCCCCAGTTAAAGAATTAGAGCGATAAGTTTTGCCGATTAGCAAATCTTGTATTGTGTATAAGTTAGCCATTGTTAGCCACTTCCTTTCGTTATGCCGCAATTATAGCGGAAGCCACCGACAATTCTCTACCTACTAGCCAGTAATTCCATATTTTGAGACGCTCAAGTCATGTGTTCTTAATCACATTTAGCCTGTGGACGACACGCCCGACACGCCACGACACGCCCGAAAGTTATCCACAGATTTCAGGGCTTTTTTAAAATGTGTCTTAAATCACATTTTGCCCCCACAGCTTTTGTGGGCGCTTCCGCTTTTTGTCAAGCCGACACGCCGTTATTTATTTTATTTTTTTACCAAATTTATTTAGTAAAATTTCTTCAACCATTTTTAATTGTAATTCGGTTAGGTGATCTAACTCAACCGAATTTTTAAATTGGTTAGCTAACTTTTCTGCGGGATTTTCCGTCATTCGTTTTCCATTTCTGCTAAATAATCTTCATGCTCGATTAGTCCAATAGAAAATGCGATAGGGTCGCAACATTCTAAGATTTCGCTAGCGGTAAAAGTAGAATAACCGATTTTGTAAGTAGGATAAGTGTCATCTAGTAATTGGCAGAAACTCTCCTTTAATTCTATATCCTTTTCTAATTTAGATTTCATTTATCTCTCCTAAGTAATACGATAGAATAAACAAAAGCAATAGAGCCAACTAGTAGCCATGTTGGGATATCAATACCGACACCATTAGGCCAAAGCCCGTTAATGTATAGAGAAAAGTATTCGCTATCTATAAATAATTCTAAGTTCATTATTCGTATTCCTCCCAATCTAGTGTTAAGCCTTTTTCGATTACCTCGTCCATGCTAATCATGTCCTCATCAAATAGCGTTTCGCTATTGTGCTTGTCTAACGCCTCCGCCTCGTCTAGGTGGCGGTATGCGTCCGAGATATCTGCCTGTATGGTATCCCATTTAGTCATCATTACTTAGCCTCCTGCTCTATGGTGTGTATCATGTATTCAAACTTTAAGGTTTTATTTCCCTCGTTTAATTCATCAACTAGAGCGATAATCTCTTTCATGCTCTTAGCGGTTAGTCTGCCCTTCATTAGAGAGCCTTGCCAAATTGTGTAAGTTAATTTCATTAGTTAGCCTCGCTCTCATCTATGTCGAACATCTGAGCGAACATGTCGTTCGCTTGCTGTAAGGCTTTTAGTGCCTCGTTTACTTTATCTATATCCATTTTCTGTCCTTCTTTCGTTAGGTTGTTCATTAAGGTAAGACTATCATTACTGACTGACATTATCAACACGACACGCTTTATTTAGCGGTGTGATTATGGACACACTCGGCTTCTGCCTCATGTCCAAACTCATCTACTAATTCCTCGTAGATATCATCTAGGTAATCTAGGTAATCGTTCATTTTATTTCCTTTCGTTAGGTTGAGCGGTTATTTGCTAGGCTCACCCTTTCGGGATTATTTGCTAGGCTCACGCTCTAATTCTTTATTTTGTTATACTATAATCCTAACATGGGGGACTGACATTTTAGGGGTTATGGCTCGGCGTGTCGCAAAAATTATGAAGATATTATGAAAAATCGTGTGATACTCCTCACATATGGTCGCTCTATCTAGACAAATCGGACATTTTAAATGTGTGTATCATACATAATAAAATATTATTAACATTTTGGTAAATATGAATATATTGGTCAACTAGAATTACATAATGATATAATTTATTAATGGATAATAAAAAGCCCTTAGTTATAGTAACAAATATTAATACATTTGGCGCATTAAACTTGGAACATCCTTTTGATATTGAAAAAAAAATAAATCAAACGGTGATGGCTAAGTTTATGTATAATAGGGGCGGGGATAACGATCCTTTTTACGTAAAAGCTTTAGTTGCTAGAGAAAATTTTTTTACGGTGGATTTTCCAGAAGCGGTTGGTCCAGTTCGTGACCTATGCGCTGGTGCTTCTATAATTTTTAAACGGGGTATTAAATTTAAGGTTTTAAATGGAAAATTTTGGGAATTTGCATTTTTGGTGGAGCCTTATAAAAAATTTGGAAAAGGTAGCAAGGCCTATAAGGTCCTATATAAAGTAGAAGAGCATTTTGAAATAGATGTTATGGCAGACAGTGAAGAAGAGGCCATAGAAACTGCTAATAAACAAGAAATGTGTTATTGGAATCATCATGAGCCCAGCAAAGGTAAAAAAGTAAGACCTATAACTTCATTTGTTGTTTGGGACAATTTTAAGGTGACTGAAATTAATGAATAAGATGACATTAAAAAATTGGATAACACTACTAGGGATTATGGTAATTATTTTGGGAATTTGTTTTTACGTGGCAGGATAAAATGACACAGATTAATAACATAATTTATGCAAGGGCTGAAAATTTAGTTATTACCACATCAGCCTTTAGCAAGCAGGAGATTGCTGATATTGATAAAGTTAAAGAAATGGTTCTGGGGTCTATAAAAACCAGACATCTAGAATTTAATTTTACTACTGATAAAGATACCTATTCCCAGGACATTCCAAACCATTTTGATGTTTTTGTCTGCACTAAAAGCTTTTATATGTATTTCCCTACCCTTTCCCTTCGATCAGAGATAAAACTAAACATAGGAGACTTTGTATTTTTCCCATCCCAGCTTAAACACTCAATTGAGGTTGATAGCGACCATTATATATACTTTGAAGTTTACTATTGGCCAAAAGTTAAAAATGAAGAGGCAGATGGTCAACCCTACCAAATTATTGCTACACTAACTGATAAATATGAAATACAGGTTTTTGCAAATTCAGAAAAAGAGGCATATAACAAAGCGTACAATACCCCATTATCTGATTGGAAGCATTTGACTCCTGGTAAAGTGACAACGCCTAGAAAAATAATTAGATGGGCTAGTTGGGGAGATTTTGAGATTAAATAAGTGTGGCTTCATCGTCTATCGGTTAGGACATTGCCCTTTCACGGCAAAAGGACGGGTTCGATTCCCGTTGGAGCTACTAGTTGACAGAAAATTTTTCTTAGTGTTATAATTCTCAGGCACAACAGTTTTCGGAGATCGCATCAAGGGTTTAAACTTGTGTAGCTACCATACCAAGGAAGCTGGCCTTAATAGGTTCAACCGATGAATCCGCACCAAAAGTCGTAGGGTTTCGGGGATATGTATATAATTTCTATATGCATGCCTGTAGGGTTTTTTTAGCAAACCCCCAAGGTTAAAGGAAAAAGCATATGGGAAGAAGATTAAATTGGGAAAATTTAAAATCTAAAGATAAAGTTAATCATACAGAAGAAATTAGATATGATTGGCGTGAATTAAAAGCATTTAATGACACAACATGTAATGCATGTCAAAGAAGAATTAAAAAGGATCAAAAAATGCTATGGAATTTTAATACTAAAACCAAAATGCACTTACCAGAAGAATGTAAACTTTGGTAAATATATAAGATATAATTAGGCTATGAAGTCTGAAAAGACTAGCATAGCTAAACAAAAAGCTTATCTAGCCAAATATATTCAGGACCTAAAATCTAATACTCCATGTATGGATTGTAAAGAAAGTTTTCCCTATTACGTAATGGATTTTGATCATGTGCGGGGACGGAAGCAAGCAAACGTATCAGAACTCATTGTGACCCTATCTAAAAAAAGAATAGATCTAGAAATAGCTAAATGTGAGATAGTATGTTCTAATTGTCATAGGGTCAGAACTCACCAGAGAAAAATTGATAAGTCTATATAATATCTTAGTCAACTAGAATAATAGGATATATTCCAGAAATTGATTTAAAGCCATTTTAGGGCCTTATGCATGTATGGGTATGGGTATATAGCTAAAACCTTCTTAGAAGCCCTATAGAGCAATTTAGAGGCATATCTCTTACATTGGCTATATGGGTAAAAATTATATGTTCTTCTCTACCGCCGCCGAGCACTTCAATTTTCGCACTATATTTTTTGCAATTGCACTTATTTAAGTCGAAATAGTTTTCTTAATCTATATTTGAATATTTTATATTTTAAATACATTTTATATTCAGGGTCTCCTGGCTGAAAATGTTCGCCAGCAAAATGATACCAAGCGCTTTCAGAAGAAGGACTATTGGTAAATTTAGAAAAGTATCTTGGGCTCATGAATTAATTATACACCTATTTAAACAGAAAACCCAATCAGAGGCGGATCCGATTGGGTTCTGGCATCTAATGATGCAGTTGTATGAGGAGCATAAATGCTCAACTTATACTACACCATTATAAAATAACTTATTTTCAAAGTCAATGATTTTTTATTTTAGCCCTTAATGGTTTTGCAACACGATAAGTCACCCTATCTATACCTCTGGGGAATTTTCCATAAGTTTTTATTTTAAATGAGTTAGACATTGCCAAAAGAATTATTTTCATTTCAATCATTGCAAATTGGTCCCCAATGCATTTTCTATTACCTTCACTAAACGGGAAATATGCACCTAAAGGCAAGTTTTTTTCAAAATCCCCATCCCACCTAGAAGGTATAAACTTTTCAGGGTTTGGGTATATCTCTGGTATTCTATGAGTAACATATGGGTTTACAATTACAAACGAACCTTTTGGAATAAAGTTTCCATCTACCTCAACATCCTCTTTTGCCATTCTAGGCAAATTCCAAATAGGAGGGCAAAGCCTTAATGTTTCTTTTAAAATACTAGAACAAACGGGGGCGCTAATAATTTTTTGTAGCACCTCTTCTTCGGATAGACCAGAGTTAAAAATACTCTTAGATTCTTCAATTAATTTATTATATTCTTTTGGATGCTTGTTTAGATAAGCCAAAGCCCATACCAGAGTGTTTGATGTAGATTCAAATCCAGCAAGGATTACAGTAAGCATTTCATCTAAAATTTGATGCTTAGACATTTTATTACCATCTTCATCTGTGCTGTTTATATATATAGATAGCAGGTCGTCCCCATCTAAATTGCTTTTGATTTTATCTTCATACATTTTTTCTACAAATTCATACATAAATACAGTTGAGTTTACAAAGTTTTTAAAGTAAGGGATATTCATATTTTCAAACCTTGTTAAGGATGGATTCTGTGTTCGATCCATAGCATTTACCGACACAGTTAGCTCGTCTTTTATTAATTCAGAGTTATGCTGAACATCAACTCCAAAGACGCACTTACTAACAATATCTAAAGCCAAAGAGTTTATCTCAGAACGAATTTCAATTTCTTTTTTGTTATTTTTTAATTCATCAATTTTACTTTTAGTTATGTTAAACATTATATTAGACATGCTTAATAATTTTTTATGATCAAAGCTAGACATTGTCATTCTTCTAAAAACAAAATGATCTGGATTCTCACTAACCAGCAATCCATTGCCAAGAAGTCTACGTGCCCTGCCCCACAAAGGACCTTTAATAAAAGATTTTTGCTTAGCAGCTAAAATTTCCCAAGCCCCTTGTGGAGAAAAAATATAAATTACTAAATATCTTCCCCTGTAGGTAGAATAAGATTTTCCATAACGCAACATATCCCTTACGTATACTTTTGCTGTATTTAAAAAAAATCCATAATATCTATTTAATGGGAAATATAGTTTTGGAATTTTATTTTCTAAATTTTTTGCCTTAACATCTCTTTTTGTAATAGGAGTATATCTAGGGTCGACCCATCTAGCGCTTAATCTAAAAAATGGGTATAAACTTTTTTTTAACATTCCCAGACTCCTTTATTCTTCATTAAAAAATCATACATTTCAAAATCATAATTATTCAATTCAACAATTTGATCAATTTGACCTTTTGTTAATGTGCTTTTAATTTTTTGTAATTTAAGATTAGAAGTATTTTTTTTAATATTTCTAATGTGTCCAAAATATTTATTTTTTTGTAAAATTACTGAAAGGTTATTTAAAAACAATTCTCTGTATTCTACAGTACCAATTATATCAAATTTATTTAAACTGTCTCTCCACAAACTTCCATCTTGACCATGAGCAATAAAATTAGAATTAGAAGACATGGCGGCCATCAATTGAAATCTGTCTATTGATCTATTTAAATATTTGTTGCTCCAGTAGGACGCTTTGTCCGTATTCAATGTTGAGGTTATAGACCTAGTTTGAAAATTAGTTATAAGATCTCTATTTATTGGATCTGACAAGAAGTTATCAAAATTTTTATTTGTTACATTATCCGTTTGTCTGTGCAACATAGAATCAAATACTTTACTTATAAACATAAAATAACTAATTGCTCTATCTATAGGGTTTCTTAATATTGTTATGCCATGTATATTTTTATTATTTTTTTTAAATAGATCAAAGGGATACATTGCAAGGTGCCCAGAAATTAATTTAGAATTTAGCATATCAAATTCATTTAAATATCCAATATTATTTATAAATGACTGTTCTTCCTTAAAAACATTTTTTAATTCTTCTTGCAGAGAAATTCCAGAATTTTTAGCTATATGCAAAAAATAAAAAGATTCTTTATGCGAGAAATTATCTTTATTTATTTTTTTAATTACAGATCCATTTTTTAGCATCATGCCATGCTCTAGGTCTTTAAACTGGAGATTGCCAATTATATTTTCGTCAACAAATCCAGTAGTATACGCTTCATTATCTTTAACGGATAAAATTTCAAAAATATGTTGAGGACCGTACTCTATGTTGTTTACAAAATTTGCCAAATGATTACTCTTCTGGGGTGTAAGAAGGTGTCGGACCTAATAAAAATCCTTGCTCATGATATTCAACCATTTTAGATGTCTTCTCAGAGCCAGCAACTTCATTTGCTATAAGAGTTAATAAGTCATATATCCTGTGTAACATAATATAATCAACCATAGGAAGATTATCTTCTAGATTTTGATTTACAGGAGCTTCAGACATTTTTTACCTCATTTACTAATAATACAATCTTATCATAGAAAGAGCTTCCTATAAAGTTTTTATAGTCGCAAGAAATGCAATATAGAAATATGTTGTCATTTAGATCTAAATTGCAAAAAAGAGAGCCCTGGTCCATTGGACATTCCAAAACTGGAACAAGGCCCTCTTCTGATAAAGCTATATACTGAGATACATATTGTATCTGTCGCAAAATTGCTCCTTAAGCTTTAGGGAATTGAGGAATCAACTCCTTGGCCTTCCCTATTGAGTTAGGCCACGATGACCAATCTTTTCCGCCCTTGGTCATATAGTACGTTATCTCTGCGTTTGTTACTGGATCAAATAATTCCTTATTTGAAACTAAATCGAACTTTTCTTTTCTATCTATGCCAAGTTGCCCTAGCATATTTATTTGGAAAATTCCGTAAGATTGATCTCCAGTTGATTTGTTGTCGTTTAGAGCAAGCGGTCTCCCGTTAGACTCTACTCTAGCAACAGCCCAAGCTGTTTTTAAAGCTACTCCTTCAAAGCCTACAGCCCATAATAGATCTTTTAGATCATTAGGTGCAAGCATTTCAGAGTGCTCATAAGTGTCATTGCTGAACTTATTTAGTATTTCTCTTTTTAGTTGTATTTCGGTTTTTTCTTCTTTTGCTTCTAAAGCCTGAGTAGCAGTTGGTCCAGGCTGGACGGAAAATAGAAATAATGTTATTATTGCTATTGCGGCCCAGTTATGTACAACATCACTAAGTCTTTGTTTTACTTTCTCCATTGGCATTTCCTCCTTTAGAGATAACGAACTATAATAATACCATTGTGCTTTAAAGAGTGTCAAGCCAGTTGACCAGAAAGAATGTATGAATATATCGTTTTCCACAGTAATTGCTAACCTAAAAAGCAAAAATGGATATGGCTACGCAGGAGAAAATATAGTTAAATCACTAAATAACCTGGGACACTTTGTTCCATTTCAAGACCCAAAGTCTAAAGTACAGTTTAATTTTTCACAACCATCGCATTTTAAATTACATAAAAATCAATATCAAATTAGTTATACTCCGTGGGAGTCTACAGTAATACCAGAAGACTGGAAAGAATACATGGATGCTTGCGATGAAATTTGGACTACCTCAGATTGGTGTGCAAATGTTTTTGAAGATAACGGATACAAGGTGGATAAAGTTTATCCACATGGAATTGATCCAATATGGAAACCTTATAAAAGGCAAGATGACGGAATAATAAAATTTTTACATGTCGGAGAGCCAGCACCACGAAAAGCTGGTCAAATGGTTGTGGAATCCTTTATAAGTTTATTTGGAAACAACCCCAAATACTCTTTAACAATTAAAGCAGACCAAATTAATACAACAAGAGTTTATAATAACTTTATAGACAAAAACATAATTGGCACACCAGAAAAACTTTACTCAAATATTAATTTAATAACAGAAGTTTTAACAAATGAAGAGCTAGTACAACTGTATAACTCACATGATGTTTTAATTTATCCAAGCTATGGAGAAGGTTTTGGCTTTATTCCATTTCAAGCTTTAGCAACTGGCATGCCGACTATTTGTACTAGCGGATGGGCCCACTACGAAAAATATCTTGGTCCACTAAAATTAAAATCAAAAATTATAGATTCACCATGGCCATTCCCACACAAAGGAAAAGTTTTTGAGCCAAACCGTCAACATCTACTTGAACTTATGAGAGATGTGTCTATTAATTTTAAAGCATATTCAAATTATTATTTTGCTCAGTCAACTAAAATACATAAAGATTATAATTGGGATCAGTTGACTGAAAACGCTTTTAAAGATATTTTTAAAAAATTTTCCTAGGGCTAGACCCCTTAATAAAAGTTTGATACACTTAGACTTCATCAAAAATTTTAATTAATCCGCAGGCGGAAGAAGAGGTCTATATGTCAACATCTATTGAAAACCCGTACGAAAACTTTATTGCATTGTCTCGATATGCACGTTGGATGCCAGAAGAAAATCGTAGAGAAACTTGGAGCGAAACAGTAGATCGTTATTTTTCTTTTATGCTAAATCATTTATTTAAAGAGCATTCATATGAGCCTTCATCAAAACTAATAACAGAATTAAAACAAGCGGTGCTAGATAGAAACGTTATGCCATCAATGAGATCCGTAATGACCGCTGGCCCAGCGCTAGAGAGAGATCATGTTGCGGGATACAATTGTTCATTTGTACCAGTAGATAATCCCCGTTCATTTGACGAAACAATGTACATTTTAATGTGTGGAACTGGAGTTGGATTTTCTGTCGAATATAAATACGTAAATAAACTTCCAATAATTCCAGAATCTTTTGAAAAATCTACAACGGTAATTGTTGTTGAAGATTCTAAGTCTGGTTGGGCGAAAGCATTTCGTGAATTACTTGCACTTCTTTGGACTGGACAGATTCCATCAATTGATGTAAGCAAACTTCGTCCCGCAGGCGCAAGGCTTAAAACTATGGGTGGAAGATCTTCTGGCCCACAGCCTTTAGTTAATCTTTTTGATTTTACAATTGCTAAATTTAAAAATGCAGCAGGTAGACAATTCAAGCCAATTGAAGCACACGACATTATGTGCAAAATAGGTGAAATTGTAGTGGTTGGCGGAGTACGCAGATCTGCATTGATTTCTCTTTCTAATATTAATGATATTGAAATGGCACAAGCAAAAACTGGAAATTGGTGGGAGCACAATTCACAACGTGCACTTTCTAACAACTCAGTGGCGTATTCTAGAAAACCACAAATGGAACAATTTATAGCAGAATGGAAATCTTTATATGATTCAAAGTCTGGAGAACGAGGTATATACAATGTGGCCGCAGCTCAAGCCCAAGCAGCCAAATATGGAAGAAGAGATCCAGATATACACTATGGAACTAACCCTTGCTCAGAGATTATTTTACGTCCTTATCAGTTTTGTAACCTTTCAGAAGTCGTACTACGTGAAAACGATACAAAGAAAGATATCGAACGTAAAGTTGAGCTTGCTACTATTCTTGGGACATGGCAGTCAACGCTTACAGACTTTAAATATCTCCGCAAGATTTGGAAAGACAATACAGAAGAAGAACGCCTACTAGGAGTATCTCGTACTGGACAATTTGGACATAAGTTTATGTCTGGAAAAGAAAATTTGGAATCTTTGGAAGAATTTTTAAATTTACTTAGAGAATCAGCAAGAGCAAAAAATAAAGATGAGGCTGGGAAAATTGGGATTCCAGAGTCTGCCGCTATTACATGCGTAAAACCATCAGGAACAGTATCTCAATTGGTCGGGGTGTCTTCAGGAATGCATGCATGGCATTCTCCATACTATATTCGAACAGTTCGTGGCTCCAAGGGAGATCCAATTTCTACTTTCTTAAAAGAAGTAGGTATTCCAGTAGAGGATGACGTAATGAAGCCAAATGAAACTTACGTATTTTCATTTCCAGTAAAAGCACCAGAAGGTGCAATTGTTAGAAATGACCTAACCGCTATTGAACATTTAAATATTTGGTTAGTTTACCAACGTGCCTGGTGTGAGCACAAGCCATCAATTACCGTTTCAGTTAAAGAAGACGAATGGATGGAAGTAGGAGCTTGGGTATACAAGAATTTTGACGATGTTTCTGGAATCTCATTTTTACCGATGTCAGAGCACACATACAAGCAGGCTCCATATCAAGAGATATCTAAAGAAGAATATTTAGATCTTTTGGGCAAAATGCCTAAAGAAATTAGATGGGCTGATCTTTGTTTTTACGAGACGGAAGATGGAACATCTGGAAATCAAACCCTTGCATGCACATCTGACGGGAACTGTGAAATTGTAGATATAACCGCATAATGGTAGAATATATAGTGGCGAAAGCCAAAAGGAGATAATATGAATACATATACAGAACAAATACTAGCAGCCCTAGGAACTTACGGAAGAGCATTCCTAGCAGCAGCTACAGCTCTATACATGACTGGAAATACAAATCCAAAAGATTTAATTGCAGCAGGAGTTGCAGCAGTTGCCCCAGTTATTCTCAAGGCGTTAAGCCCAAGCAATACAGAGTTTGGCTTTAAAAAGTAAAATAAAATAGTAGTCGATTAGGATAGCTCCTGTGCTAAAATAAGCATAGGAGTTTTCCTATTTTAGGAGATTTTGAAAATGGCAGTACAAAAGAATTTTGAAGTAGATCAAAATGCTACTTTTACCTTTGAGGTTCAATACACCTTAGAGGACGAAGTCACACCAATAAGTTTAGTAAATGCAACTGCAAAGATGCAAGTACGTGATACTAAAGGTGGATCCAAACTAGCATTTACACTAACATCACCCTCTGGTGGTATAACAATTAATGGTGCAACTGGAACACTAACCATTAAAATGACACCTACCCAGACAAATAAACTCTTTTATCCAAAATCTTCTTATGACGTTATGGTTGTCGATTCTAACGGGAATAAAATAAAACTCCTCGAAGGGTTTTTAACTCTCAGCAGATCGGTAACTATATAATGTCAGCAGAAAAAGTAATAGTAAAAGAAGTAAAAAATAAAGTAATTGTAAAATCACCAGGACCACAAGGCCCTGCTGGAAGAACTATATTAAATGGAATCTCTGCACCATCAAATAACCTAGGCGTTATTGGAGATTTTTATTACAACACAGTTACAACAGATTTCTACGGACCAAAGATTACAGATTTAAGTTGGTCTGGAGCAACCGTTATTAAATTTATTCAAGAAGGCTCAGAGTATTCATACTCATCTTCATGGGAAATTGCTCAAGTTGTTGGACCAACCAATGGTGTATATTCAGTAACAATATCACACAACCTTGGGTTTTTCCCAAACGTAACAACAAAAGATAGCTCTGGGGAAACAGTTGAAACTGGACTAGACTATTTAGACACAAATAGAATAAGGCTGACAATGGCTCAACCATTTTCAGGGACAGCATACCTGTCATAAAGGAGAAACAAAATGGCAAGAAAATTTTTAGTTAGCTTAGACCTTAACAAAAATGAATTACAAAATGCTCGAATTCAAAACCTTAGCACTGCGCCCTCAAGCCCAGTAGAAGGTCAAATATATTTTAACACAGTAGATAAAATTGTATACTTCTTTGACGGAACAACCTGGATCCCAACATCTGGCTCCCTAGAAGTAATTCAAGATGCTATTGGTGCATATGTTTCTGGTGGCACTGGTTTAACAGCAACGTATACAGATTCAACAGGAACAACAGTAATTGATCTAGATAACACAGCAGTAACACCTGGATCATACGGATCTACAACAGCAATTCCTACATTTACAGTAGACGCACAAGGTCGTTTGACTGCAGCAGGAACAGTAAACGTAGCAACTAATCTTTCAATTGCTGGAGACACTGGAACAGACACAGTTGATTTATTAACTGACACATTAACTGTTTCAGGTGGAGAAGGAATTGATGTTGCAGTAACAAACAACACAATTACAGTATCAGCAGAAGACGCAACTTCATCTAATAAAGGTGTTGCAAGTTTTGATGCCACAGACTTTACCGTAGCAGCAGGCGCAGTAACATTAAATGCTGAGCGTGTACAAGATATTGTTTCTTCACAAATTGTTGCTGGAGAAGGTATTGATGTATCATACGATGATACAGCAGGAACCCTAACAGTAGATGCAGAAATTGCAACAACTACAAATCGTGGTGTTGCTTCATTTGCAGACGCAGACTTTACCGTAACAGATGGCGCAGTAAGTATTAAAAATGTTAATCTTGCAACACAAACAACTGGTAACTATATTGCAACAATTGCTGGAACAGCAAATGAAATTACAGTTTCTGGTTCAGGATCAGAAAATTCAGCAGTAACAATTGGGCTTCCAGATGACGTAACAATTACTGGCAATCTTCTTGTGGGTGGCAACTTAAATGTTACAGGAACAGTTAACTCTGTAAATACAACCCAGGTAAACATTGTTGATAACAAGATTAATCTTAATACTGATTTTACTGGAGCACCAGTAGCAGACGCTGGAATTCGTGTAGAGCGAGGCAGCGAAACAGATGTTGAAATTCTATGGAACGAGTCCTCAGATAAATGGACAGTTACAAATGATGGAACTAACTATCATGCAATAACTAGAAAGTATGTCGAGACGTTAAACTCAGTAGCAACATCATACACGGTTACTCATAACTTGGGTTCAACTGATGTTTTAGTACAGGTTTCGCAAGCAGCTTCTCCATATGCTAAAGTTGAGACAGACGTAGAATTAACATCTGCATCTGCCGTAACTATTAAATTTGCAGTAGCACCTGCATCAGGAGAATACAAAGTAGTAGTAATAGGCTAAATAAAAAATGAAACTTAAGTCTTTATTAAACCTCCTAACGCTGGCAGAAAATCCATCTACAGCTTTAGAAGGTGACGTATACTTTAATATTTTAACAAAAAATATTAGAATATATAATGGAGATTTTTGGGTAGACATTACCCCACAAAGCGATGATCCAACCCCATTTTATATGCATACACACGCATACGATGGAGCAGTACACACAATAGATGTAGAAAATCCAATTACATTTAAAGATGTTAATACAACACAGAGCGTTTTAGAAAACATTCCAGTTGTTGTTGGATTTGATGGTGGTGGGCCAAACGATGAAGTAGATGAACCTAATTTTGAAAATTTATCTTTACTTCCAGGAGGCCTACCAGAGTCTATTTATTATCCAGAATCTGATAACATTACAATTAACGGTGGAGATTCTTCCACTGAATATGCATCAATAATAAATGGAGGAAATTCAAATGGTAGTTAGAATTCAATTAAGAAGAGACATAGAGTCTGACTGGGTTAGAGATAATCCAATATTGCTTGATGGAGAAATTGCTATATCCTCAGATTTAAATAAATTTAAAATTGGAAACGGATCTAGGTGGGGCAGCACTTCATACTACAGCTCTCTTACCACTCAAGATTTAGAAAACACCTTGTCTTCATATGTGGAAGTTGGAGATGTTGGAAATGCAGGAGGCCCAGCAAAATTAGATATTGACGGAAACCTACTAATTCCAAAAGACAAAATTATTATAGAAGGCTCTACTGCAAACGATTATGAATTAACACTACAATCACCAGACGTAGCCTCAGACATAACAGTAAATCTTCCCAGCGCATCAGGAACAATAGCTTTGTTATCACAAGTTCCTACTAACTATAATCAATTGGATGGTCTACCAACTTTATTTGATGGATCTTATAATAATTTAACAAATAAACCAACTTTATTCGATGGTTCTTATAATGCCTTAACTGGAAAACCAACATTATTTAATGGATCGTATAATGCTTTAACCGACAAGCCTTTTCTATTTAGTGGGTCATATGTAGATTTAACTGAAAAGCCTTCTTTGTTTAGCGGAGCATATGATGATCTTTCTGGCAAACCAACCATTCCAAATTTAACTGGATATGCAACTGAAACATACGTTGGAACTGCAATTTCAAACCTAATAGATGCAGCACCAGGTGCTTTAAATACTTTAAATGAAATAGCCGCAGCAATTAATGACGACGCATCGTACGCAGCAACAATAACCACAGAATTAACAGCAAAAGCTCCATTAGCCTCACCAACATTTACTGGAACGGTTTCGGGTATTACTAAAGATATGGTAGGCTTAGGAAATGTTGATAATACAACAGACGCCCTTAAACCAATATCAACAGACACATTAAACGCTCTTAATCTTAAAGCTCCATTAGCCTCACCAACATTTACAGGCACCGTATCGGGGATTACAAAAACAATGGTGGGCCTAGGAAATGTAGACAACACTTCAGATATAGAAAAGTTTTTAATTGTAACAAATTCTCAATCTTCTTCATACACACTACAAGGCTCAGATGCAAACAAAATGATAGAGATGACAGAAGTTAGCACTTTGACAATACCAAACGACTCTACCTATAATTTCCCTATTGGAACATATATTGAAGTATTACAAACTACATCAAATCAAGTTACTATTGCTGGAGACGGATTTACTCCAAATGCAACACCAGGTTTAAAATTAAGATCTCAATGGTCAAGCGCAAGTTTAATTAAAAGAGCAGCAAATTCTTGGGTAGTTTTAGGAGACCTAAAGGCGTGAGACTCTTAAGATCTTCAAAAAATAAAAAAAGAGTATCTATTCCAAATATTGTTGGAATGGTTAGGTCAGAAGCCCTATCATTATTAAATAGTTTAGGATTATCTGTTATAGAAAATAACACAGGAACTTCAAATGAATCTTTGGGTGGAAAAATAATTGATCAGTCTATTGCAGAAAATTCAGTTGTTCCCGTAGGAACTCAAATAGAATACACATATGGATCTTTTAGCTTTACTCCATTTGGCTTTACACCATTTTCATTTACAGCACCACCAGACCCAGACCCAGATCCACCTCCGTATCAATTTGATACTCCAGCGGGGTTTGCTTTTACAGTACCTTATACTTTTAGCTGGGAACCTAATTGGTTTGAAGGTAAATCTGTAAGTGCAACAACTCTTATTAAATCAAAATATCCAACAGGCTTAATATTGGCATATAATTTAAAAGTGGGAGACGTACTATATTCTGCTTCAATTGAAGGAGTTGATACATCTAATGATCAAATTTTAAATTACATAAATAACTGGACAGCAGAAGACGTAGTAATTGATACAGAAATAGAAACTACCATTGTTGCGATGGCAGCAAGAATTACAGATGGAGCTATTCTTATTAATGAAAACAAATATTCTAAAGCACACTGGATATTGATTAAAAATAATGAAGGAATAAAATTTAAAAATGTCACTGATGTTTTACTAACAGATTTAATATTTTCTCCAATGACACAAGACTGGAATCCCGTTACCCAGTGTATGCCAATAAACTCTAAAGAGCTAGTAATTTCTATAAACGTAGAGCCATATGATGTATTTTTTACAGATAACGCCTTAGTCCATGATTCCTACAACGCAGCACTAGACCCAAATGCAATCAATTCATCAGAAGAGGATTTTTCAGAAAAGCTCGTAGCAATGTATACAGAATGGCAAAATTTAATAAAAAAATAGGTGTGTCCTATAATAATAAATAGGATATAATATATCTACAAGTCATAATTTTGGAGCAATAAAACAATGGCAACAAATTTTCCAAGTTCGATAGATTCATTAACAAATCCAAACTCAACGGATGCGTTATCTAGTCCATCTCACTCGCAACAACATACTAATGCTAATGATGCGATAGAGGCATTACAAGCAAAAGTTGGAGTTAATGGCTCTCAAGATGTAAACTCTTTAGACTATAAGGTAGCAGATGTAATTGCTCAATTGCAAGACATTGAAAACTCAACCTCAGTAGCAGAAGTTCTTTTAGGCCTAGAAGGAAACAATGACCTTACAATTGCGGGAATTGAAAACAAAACAAAAGTAGATGAGTTTTCAAAAACAGCATACAGAACAGTTTCATACAAACTTCAGATTTCAAAAGGAAGTGAATACACAACATCAGATATTTTATTACTAAACGATGGAACAAATTTAAACGTAGTAGAATCAAATATTATATCTAACACAAGCAGCAGTCTTGCTAATGTTACTTTTGAAGAAAATTCAGGTATAATAAGTTTAAACGTAGCACCAATAAGTGGATCTGTAACCGCTAGATATTACAGAACGTCTTTAAAGTCTTAAGACGGTAGGGGACAAAATGGCAACGGTAGTAAAAAACTTTAGAATTAAACAAGGCCTTGTAGTTGAAGGATCAACAGGAACAATCAATGGCCAAAACATACTTACAGAAACAGGTGGAGATAGTTATATCCTCAATCTTGTTGGTGGCGCTACTCTTGTAAAATCAGTAGAAGCAACACAACTTGAAGTAAGCGGAGCTGGAAAATTATCTATAAAGTCTGGTGTATTTGACGCATCAGGTTCAGCAGCAGCAGCACAGTCTGCAGCAGAAGCAACAGCATCAGCAGATGCTACTACAAAAGCTAACGCAGCACAGTCTGCAGCAATTACAGCAGCAGCAACAGACGCTACTACAAAAGTAGCAGCAGAGGCAGCTCTCAGAGTATCAGGCGATGCAGCCTCAGTATCAACTGCAGCAGCAGATGCTACTACAAAAGCTAACGCAGCTCAAGCAGCAGCTATCTCAGCAGCAGCAACAGATGCAACTACAAAGGCTAACGCAGCTCAAGCAGCAGCGGAAGCAACTGCAGCAGCAGCTCTAACATCTGCAATATCAACAGAAGTTTCAAACCGTAATACAGCAATTTCAACCGCAGTAGATTCATTAGTCGATGGTGCACCAGCACTTCTTAATACATTAAATGAATTAGCAGCAGCAATTAATGATGATGCTAATTACACAACAACTATTACAACAGCTTTGGGAACAAAGGCACCTCTTGCTTCTCCAGATCTTACTGGAGTTCCAACAGCTCCTACAGCAGCAGCAGATACTAACACAACTCAGATTGCAACCACAGCATTTGCTAAGGGCGAAGCAGATGCAGCCCAATCTGCAGCAGCAACAGATGCTACTACAAAAGCCAACGCAGCCCAAGCAGCAGCAGAAGCAACAGCATCAGCAGATGCAACATCAAAGGCTAACGCAGCCCAAGCAGCAGCAGAAGCAACAGCATCAGCAGATGCAACATCAAAGGCTAACGCAGCCCAAGCAGCAGCAGAAGCCACAGCAGCAGCAGCTAATACAGCACAGCAAAACGGAACTACATCATTTACAGCAATTAATTACAACTCTGTTGCCAAGCAAGTTGCAGCAACAACTGGAAATATTGTAACCGCTGCAGCAACAACTGCTATCTCATGGGCAGCAGCAGATTACCGAAGCGCTAAGCTTGTAGTTAAAGCAAAAAATGGTAGCCATACCCAAGTATCAGACCTAGTAGTTACACTTGATACTTCTAACAACGTAGCCGTTTCTGAATATGGAATTACATATTCAAACGGAACAGAGTTAGCTGCAATAACTGCAGATTATTCTGGCTCAGATGTAAGAATTCGAGTAACACCAGCAAACAATAACACTGAAGTTGTTGTAGTTGGAACATTAATTAAATAATTAAATAAAGGGCCAGGGGAGAGCCTGAATCTCCCCACAAAAAACAATTAGGGGATATGTGAACTTAAATGGCAACAACAGATAAAAACTTTAGAGTAAAAAACGGGTTAAACGTAGCAGGAAACGCTACCTTTGACTCTAACGTTGTATTAGGCAATACACCCCTTAGATTTGACACAACAACAAATAAGCTACAGATTCAGTTAAATGGAACTTGGAGCCCAATTGCATTTGTGTCGGACATTCCAGATAGTCAAACAGAAATAGGCTTTATGGACATTGGACTAGCTATAGATTATAATGGTCTTCCAATCTATACAGTTCAAGCAAACGGAGTAAATACAACAGCAACTAAATTCGCAGACGGTGGTGGCCCAGATACTTCATTATATGGGATAACATTTGATTCTGGAGTTATAGTTTAACAAAAATAAATGCTATAATTAGCAAATAAGGGGTAATAAATATGTCAACAGTAAGAATTCAAGTAAGACGAGGAACAGCAGCAGAATGGACCTCAGCAAATCCTACACTAGCTGCAGGTGAAATGGGTGTTGAAACAGACACCAGAAAAATTAAAGTTGGAACTGGAAGCACAGCATGGACTAGCCTTTCATACATTGCATCAGATGCACCAGGAATTACAGAAATTGCACAAGATGCAATTGACACAGCCCTTTCAATGGGATCAGGTCTTACAAAATCTTACAACGATGCCACAAATACAATTTCTCTTAATATTGACTCATCAGTTGTAGCACTTAAATCTTATGTTGACAGTCAAGTAACTGGACTAGAAAACTCAACAGCCGCAGATTATGTATTACTAGCAGACGTTGGAAATGCAGGCGGACCAGCAAAGCTAGATGTTGATGGAAACTTATTAGTTCCTAAATCAAGCATTATTTTAGAAGGCGCAACAGCAAATGATTTTGAAACAACTCTAACAATAGTAGATCCAACAGCAGATAGAACAATTACATTCCCAGACGCAACTACAACAGTTGTAGGAACAGATACAACTCAAACTCTATCACATAAAACTCTTACAACCCCAACAATTAATGGAGGAGAAATTACTGCTACTGGTGGAACACCACGTATTCATGGTATTTATCTTCCAGATTCACACTTTATTACTTTTGAAGGTGCAACAAATAATGAGTTTGAAACAGTTTTAGCAGCTGGAGACCCAACGGCAGACCGAACAATTACTATGCCAGATGCTTCAGGAACTATAGCTCTTACAACAGATATTACAGCAGCAGTTAATAACTTAATAGATGCAGCACCAGGAGCATTAGACACACTTAATGAACTAGCAGCAGCTATTGGAGATGACGCAAACTATGCTGCAGGAGTTACATCAGCATTAGGAACTCTTACAACAGGATTAGGAAACCTTACCTCAGCAGGAGTATCACACGGATCATCTACAACAAACGTACACGGAATTGCAGATACAGCAGAACTTGCCACTGAATCTTATGTAGATCAAGCAGAGGCAGACGCAAATACTTATGCAGATTCAGCAATAGGAACCGCAATGACTAATCATAGTACTGACTCAACAAATGTTCATGGCATTGTTGACACAGCAGATTTAATGTTAAAATCTGGTTCATCTATGACTGGAGCTTTAACTTTAAACGGTGCTCCTACATTTGATTTACAAGCATCTACTAAAAAATATGTAGATGATACTATCAGCACCCACACAGCAGACACAACAAGCGTACACGGAATTGCAGATACTTCACTTCTTGCAACAAAAGAGTACGCAGACACAGCAGAATCAGATGCAATTACAGCAGCAGGAACAGCAGCAGATACAAAGATCTCAACTGCAGTAGCAGCACTTACAAAGTCTTCAGTAGGCCTTGGAAATGTTGACAATACAGCAGATGCAAACAAACCAGTTTCAACTGCTACACAAACAGCCCTTGATGGAAAAGCTTCTCTTTCTGGAGCAACATTTACAGGCTCAGTTGAAATTGACCAAAACCTTGTAGTTGACGGAGATCTAACAGTTAATGGAACTAACTTTATAGCATCTGCAACATCCATTACAATCGAAGATAATATGCTTCAGCTTGCTCATCAAAATCCAGCAAATACAGTTGACCTTGGTATAGTAGTTGGTTATAACGACGGTGCAGTAAAACACTCAGGTATTGTCAGAGATGCTTCTACTAACAAGTGGAAATTATTTAAAGGCGTAACAACAGAGCCTTCAACTACAGTTGACTTTACACAAGGATCTTTAGATGATCTTGAGTTAAATGAAGTTAAAGCAGCTGGTGTAGTGTTTTCAGACGGAACACAAACAAAAATTGGTGTCCCATCTATAACAACATTTGGAACAGAAAGAACCTCATCAGAGACACTTGCATCTGGAGAACAGGACAAGTTTGTTCCATTAAATGGAGCAGTTCAAATAACTCTTCCTTCATCTGGATATTCAACTGGTCAGTCAATTGATTTCTACCAAGCATCAGGAACTGGAGCGTCATTTGCTTCAACAAACAGTGTTGTTGGTACACCAGGATTAAAATTTAGAACAACAAATTCGGTTGTAACAGCAATGAAAACTCCAAGCGGTTGGTTAGTTTTCGGAGATCTTTTAGCTTAAAGAAAATTATAGAGGAGATTATATATGTCAAAACAAGCAGGTAGAATGAGCCAATCGGCTAATGACTTTTTAGAGCCATTTAAGCCAATTATCGGAACAGCAACAGATATAGGAACAGATAGAGCATTTAATAATGGAGCCGCATCTGTACCATTTACAATGAGCGTAGATTCACCACCAGCTACTTCATATACAGTTACCTCAAGTCCAGGAAGTTATACTGCTTCTGGATCTTCTTCTCCTATTACGGTACAAGGTTTACAATCTGGAACTAGTTATACATTTACAGTTATAGCTACAAACTCAGTTGGTAATTCTGTGCCGTCAGACGCAAGTAATTCAATAACAGCAACAACAGTTCCACAAACACCAAGCGCTCCAAGTCTTTCAAATAATGGAGCAGAAACGAACTCTGTTTCTTGGTCAGCCCCAGGAAATAATGGTGGAAAAGAAATTACTGGATATGGATTAATTGATCATGAAAATGATGTTACGTCATATAACTCTAGTACATTTAGCGCTAACCTATCAGAAAACGGAAATGAAACCCAGACTGTTAGAGTAAGGGCTCAAAATGCTAATGGATTCTCATCATACAGCTCTAGCTCAAACTCAGTTACTACAACACCATTTAGCTTTAGCCCATTTGGATTTACCCCATTTGGATTTACACCGTTTGGATTCACACCATTTGGCTTTACACCATTTGGCTTTACACCATTTGGCTTTACTCCAAAATCGGTTGGAGCAGAAACAGTTATTAAATCAAAGGTGCCAGAAGGATTAATTCTTGCACACAACCTAAGCGTTGGCGACGTTTTATACTCTGCTAATATCGAGGGAATAGATGTTTCAAATACAGCAATAGTAGATTACATACAAAATTGGTCTGTTAGTAGCGCAAACATATCCCCAGCCGAAACTACCATTGTTGCAATGGCAGCAAGAATTGCTGACGAAGGAGCTATTGTTATTAATGGAAATAAATATTCTTTACAGCACTTTATTTTAGTAAAAAGAGATGGACAGATTCAATTCCAACCATCATCAAGCGTATTGGAAACAGATTTAATTTTTTCACCAAGCGAAAATAACTGGAAAGAAATCACAGACTATAAAGTAACTACACAAAAAGAGTTACTAATATCAATTGACGTAGAGCCATACGACGTATTCTTTACAGACAATGCGCTAGTACACGATTCATATAGAGCAAAAACTGATCCAAACGCATTAACTTCTAGCGACGAGACATTTAGCGACAAGTTGGATGCAATGTATCAGCAATGGAGAGATTCTCAAGACCAAGCCTAGCAGTCAGGAATTAATTTGTTTAAAAAAGTAAAGAAATTACGCTTAATGGGAATTTCTGGAGTTAGGTATTTTAAAGGTAAACCTGTACCTAAATTTAGAAGGTATCCACAATACATAAAAGGTACTTGGGCACAATATACAGTGCTTACCGATAAAGGGAATTCTCAAGCTATAGAATGTCTTTATAAAAATGATGATAATGAGTCTGGCACAATTGTTATGTCTTATTTTATTAACAACGATTATCCAGCATCTTGGGCTACAATAATTATAGACGGATATGATAAAGATCACTATACTGCAATAACAGATAGGTTTTATACTAGCCCAATACATCGAAAGAAAAAGTACATAGAATCATTAGCTTTAATTGGATATCCAATATGGTGTACATTTTTTAACATTTTACCAAGATTAGGCCCAGGCTATACACAAGGGACACAGGCCGTAGCATTAAGCGGATCCTCCCTCATAGCATCAGCAACTAAAAAAAGGTTTAATTTAAACAAAGATAAAATTGAAAAAATAGTTAAGGTTGGGATGACACCTGGGGAACTTCCTGAAATAAATATGCCAGCAGAATTAGTCATATACAAAGATCCGATATTTCCAGCATTATTTCACTCTATGAGCATTTGGGAGCCAAATGATAAAAAATATTAATTCAATTAATAACAAAACTATGCTTTCCGAGTATAATAAAATGATCTCTCAGATGCACGAATATGTTTATAAATTTAATCCAGGAATTAAGCTAGGGTTTAAACCTAAAAAAGTTTCTTTAATTGATTATAAAACATTTAACTTTTTTGCAATGTATAACAAAAACATTCATATTCTATATAAAGAAATATCTGATTTAACAAAAGAATATTGCATTAAAAATGGAGTTAATTTTGAAAGAAATTATTTTTATTTACTTGGCAATATAGTTAAAAAAGAAACTATTACATTAGACACATATCTAAATTTTGCACCTAATTATAAAACTACATTTGTTGGATTTTATGTTATAGATTGCAATAAAGATCAAATTTTTATAAATGATGAAAAAATTGATTTAATTCCTGGACAATTAATATTTTTAGATTCATCATCAAAGATATTGTTTAAAAAAATAAGTGATGGTTTGACAATACTATCATTTAATATCTCTCCGCTGGAGTATCTATACAGACAGTACTATCAGAAATGGATACCTTTAGCATGATTAAAATAGAATTTATTCCAAAATATAGGTTGTATAAAAAGGCATTCCCAGAGCCAGTAAGTGTTGCATCTAGCATACCAGAATGGTGGAAGCATCAAGAAAGTTATTTAAATAATAATCAAGATATCCATAAAGGAACAATGATGTTGACAATTAAAAAATGCCAATCCATTTTTGACTCAATGACATTTGGCTATTATTTAAAATGCCCAATGGATATATTTATAGATGCAACTGGAGATAAGATAAAAGTAGAATTGACATCTGAAATAATGGGTCTGCACCAACAGTATATTCTTTCTCATCATTTAAAAGAGCAAATGTCCAAATACCCAATACCAGATTATTTTCACGAAGAAATTATTAGAATTCACCCAATGTGGTTAGTTAAAACAGAAGAGGGGCACAGCGCATTATTTATTTCTCCAATGCATGCAGAAGATTCCCCAATTAAAGCAATCTCTGGGGTCATAGACACAGACGCATATGCATCAGATGGATACTTATCATTTTTTGTTAAAAAAGGATTTAAAGGAATAGTTAAACAAGGAACTCCAATTATTCAGGTAATTCCATTTAAAAGAGAAGACTGGGAAAGCTCAATAAGTGACGACAGGCAATCAGACACCAAGCTAAAAGAAAAAACTTTACAAGTTAGATCAGTATTTCAAAATGGGTACAGAATGAAATTTTGGAAAAAGAAAACATATAGATGACCAGTAAGGCTGTTAATAGAGTGCCTTATGAAGCAGAATCATGGTCTCTAATGTCAACAATGACTTTTGAGCAAATATGCAATACGTCTAATTTGTTCCCAAAGTGGAAAGAATGGCAATATGTTAAATCTGATCCTGCCTATAAACAATCAATTCTAAAACCAGTAAACATGTATGCTCATCATTTTTCTAACCCACCAGAGATAATAAAGAATTCTAAAAATAGTTTAACAATTAGATATTATAGCTACGGGGATATATTAATTCAAATAGCTGATCCGTTGCTAGGGCATAGGGGGGTATTCAAATCAAATCCAATTAATAGCTTTTTTTATGCAACCGATAAATGCTGGCTGCGTCAATTTTATCCATCAGAAAATCAATACAATATCGTAGATCAGAATGCGATTTCTAAAAGAATTTTTAAAATTTATATTCCTTGGTTTTTAGATATGGACGTAGATTATTCAATTAAATGTAATATAGAAAATCCTTCATTAAAAATAATAGAAAAAACGGATTTCTTTACAAAAACAAATGAGAATGTTATAATAAAAGAAGCAAATTTTGTTGATTTTTATTTTACAAATTCTAAAAATCATATGGAAGACAATATTTGCGGATTAATAAAAAGAGGTACGTATTTATTTGATATAGAAATAAACACAGATAAAAAAACTATTAAAAAAATTATAAGGGAATATGAAAAAAGAATTAGTAATTAAATTTACGCCAGGATTTTCAATTAATCCTGATGACTTAAACAACGGACTAATTGTTGAGCCAGAAGAGTCTAAAAACCATCTTCCAGAATGGTATAAAAAACTTTCTAGATTTTATAAGTCTAACCATATCAGCAAGCTTCATCCAGTTAATGATAGAGGAACCGATGGAAGCGCTGCTTCGACAAAGCTATGTATGCCATTTTTTGACGCATTAACTTCTGGATATATGTACACACTAGACTACGATCTTCATGTTAACCAAGACAAAAACGGATTTCCAGTACTTTCCTGGGAAGGACAGAACATGATAGTAGACAAAAGATTAATGACAGACGTCCCAGTCCCAACACACCATCACCCATTACATTTTGGCTGGAAGGTAAACTGGTATTCGGAAACACCAAAAGGATATTCTTTATTAATAACCCATCCGTTAAATAGACATGATTTACCATTTACCACCCTTAGTGGAATAATAGACTCCGATTTATGGCACACACCAGTATTTACATCCTTCTTCCTAAAAAGGAACTTTATTGGTATAATACCTAAAGGAACACCTCTATTTCAGATGATTCCAATTAAAAGAGAAGGTTGGGCTTTGGAGATAGACTATTCGGTCAAGGGGAAAGAAATGAATCAAATTAAAGATGAAAAAAGAAGGTCTTCAATTTATGCCTATTATAAAAATATAGTATGGCAACGTAAACAGTATAAGGGAAAATAAATGATTAATAATATGCAAATGAATCAGCCAACAGGTAAAGAGCATAAATTTTTTGAAAGATATTTAGACAATGACCTAGGCCAATTAGCAGAGTTTTTACAGAACCAATATTCTAATATGGAAAACTTAAATCTCACTGGCATAACAAAGGTGACAGAGAGAGATCACTGGCTATCATCAGACAGCGTCTCTACTATAAAATGGAGGGAATATAATGTTTTTCAATTTTATCATCCATCAATACATAAGCTATATAAAAACCTTGTAGAAATGGTTAAAGAAGCTTGTGAGTATTATGAAATTGATTTTGAAAAACAACAATACATGATTCAAGGCTGGTTTAATATTAATTATAACGACAAAGGAAAGCTAGACTGGCACGATCACGGTGGACCGTATGCTCCATATTTTCACGGATACTATTGCGTAAAAGCAGAGCCATCTACAACGTATTATAAAGTTTTTGGTAAAGAAGTTGATAATCACAATAAAGACAACAGGCTTATCATATCAGAAATGGGACATCCACATGCAATGGGATCTTGGGACTGGGAAGGCCCTAGAGTAACAATTGCATACGATATAGTTCCATTAAAAAGTTTAATAGCAAACAAGGCACATCCACAACATTGGATACCAATATGTTAAATAAACCACAAAAATTTTTTGAATCATATTTAAATAATGATACGCAAGCACTATCAAAATATTTATATAAAATAAACGATGAAATTATTAAAGAAAATTCTTTAAATTTATCTAATGAGGTTTTAGATAAATATAAAAATTTACCAGGCGCAGCAACAAAAATTGGAATAAATCATTATAATATTTTTATGTTTCCAATCGATGAGATATATAACCTATATTGTGAATTAAAAAATCTTACAAAAAAAGCATGTGAATATTATGAAATAGATTTTAATTTTGAAAACTATGTAATACATGGCTGGTTTAATTTTGACTATAAGTCTACCGAGAATAAGGTCGATCCAGTAAAAAATCCAGAGCAACTTCATGATCATTTTGGAGGAACTGGCATACCACATTTTCACGGGTACTATTGTGTAAATGCCGAGCCATCCATAACATACTATAAGCTAGATAAAAATAATAATGATTTATTTGAAAATGTTAATAAAAATAATAGAGCAATTATTTCCGAAACTGGCTACCCCCATGCTAGAGGAGATTGGCAACAAGACCAAGCAAGAGTAACAATTGCATACGATATTGTTCCGTTTAGAGAGATTAGCAATAGTAAATCTATGAAATGGATACCATTCAAATAATGGAAAATATTGGTATATGCATTTACAGCTATCAAAATAAAAATTTATTTAAAACTGTATCTGAAATTATAGACAAATCTAGTCAAAAAAATATGTTATATTTTTACATTATTGATCAAAATAATGTAGACAGAACTAGATCCCTAGACCAACCAGATTTTTATGCATCAATTGTTTATAAATATGTTACGTGGGACTCTATTAAAAGCCCAATTGAATATAAGCGGGATGCATTTAAGTCACTGAATAAAAAATATTATATGCAAATTGGAGACGATGTTTCATTAGCTAAAGATTGGGACATCCATGCAGTTGAATTTTTAAAGAATAATAAAAACTCAATTTTATCTGGAAATTCTACGGTTACCTTAAAAAATAAAAATTGGTTCATGCTAGAGCCAGAAAGAGTACCATCTTCAAATTTTAATAAAATAAATTATATAGACAGAAATTTTATATTTGCATTGTCTGAAGATTTTGCAATAATAAATCAACCAACTCACTTAAAATACTTTGGAGAAGAAGAAAGTATTTCAATAGATTTAATTAATAGTGGCGTAGATATTTATAATTTTCCAGACGAATACATATCAATTAATAAAAATTCAGTAGAGGATAAATATACCCCATTTTCTTTAACCCATAACTATAATCAATTTATTGAAAAATATTCAAATGAAATTCAAAAAAACTTTAATATAAATTTAATGCAGCTACCGTTTGAAGATAACGATGTTGCTTACGACACTGGCCAGTCTCAAATAGATAGAATGGGCGGATTAAGATATCTTGACAGGATTAAGGAGATCAGGTAATGTTAATAAAAATAGTAGAAGATTTTATATCAGAACAAGATGCATTTTCTCTTATGGAAGAGATGCAATCGCCGTCAAAAATAAACCCGTATCCAGAATACTATAAAGATAGAAACGGCGGAACTGCTTTCCCATATAACAATAGGGTAATGGATATACTTAAAAAATATTCAGTAAGAGCAAACCACATTCAGAAAGAATTTTTTAACTTAAAAGACAAAGTAATTGTTACTAAGGCTTTTGGCTCGTGGTGGCAGCCAGGACAAAGTGGAAGTCCTCACATAGACGCAATTGAAAAAGAACCATTCATAGAATATAGCACCGTAATTTATTTAAATGACGAGTACGAGGGCGGAGAGATATATTTTCCTAAACAAGCATTTTCTTTAAAGGCCAAAAAGTATTCTGCTATATTTTTCCCAGGAAATGATTATCAATATATTCATGGGGTTAAAGAAATTACTTCTGGCAGTAGGTATACAGCCCTCTATATGCAATCAACCAAGCAAGAGTTCGTAGACCCAGATTTTAGGGAGTGCTAATAATGCAATATCAAGAGTTGGCTTTAGGCGTTGTGTATTATAAAAATATTATAAAAGATCCCAATGAACTAATTAATAAAATAGAGTCTTTAGAAGAAAAAAGAAGCCTACAAAAAGACTATAGGTCACAATCAGTAAAGCCTTGGCAAGCATGGGACTATGATCACGGCAATAAAGAAAAAACAATATTCTGTTGGCAAAAATTTTTACCAAAGCCAAATGATATAGATGTTAATGATTATTTTTATAAAGAACAACACGAAATATCTTCTGAGTTATTTAATGGTTTAGAAGATGGATTAAAACATTATTTTTCATTATATCCATATGCTGAAAAAAATATTAAATCTAGAGAAAAAACAATGCACCTATTAAAATATAAAGAAAGCGGATTCCTACCAGCCCACTCAGACCATGGTATAAGCAGTAGAGTTTTATCGGCACTTCTTTATTTAAATGACGATTATGAAGGTGGCAACATAAGATTCCCGCATTGTAATATTGACATGAAGCCAGAAGCTGGAAGCCTATTGTTTTTCCCATCAAATTTTGTTTACGTTCACGAAGTTGATGCGGTAACAAGCGGAACAAGATATTCATTGCCAAACTGGTATCATAATAGAAAAAACGCATACTACTCAGACGGGACAGAATAATGATTATAGTAACTGGATCGAGCAGGGGAATTGGGAATGTAATAGCAAATAGGCTTTCTAAAAATGGATATGATGTCATTGGCATATCAAGAGGTATGCCTCAAAACGATGTATCCTTTAAAACTTATCAAGCAGACGTAAGCCAAAAAAATACCTTAACTCCAATATTTGAAGATTTAAAAGAAAAAAATATTACAGTACAAGCTTTAATAAATTGTGCTGGAATACTAGAAACCCCATTTGTAGACTGGCTAACAATAGAACAGAGCGAAATGGAATCAATATTTTCTACAAACGTAATAGGAACAATGAATTCTTGTCAAGTGTTTTTACCATTAATGGACAAAAAACAACATACACCAATAATAAATATGGCAAGCCTATCAGCGCATTCAGTAACCGATTTTGCAATATATGGGGCAAGCAAGCATGCAGTATATGGATTTACAAAATCTTTAGCAAAAAAATTACAAAATACATCTATCAGACCAAACTGCATATCACCAGGCCCAATAAAATCAACAATGACAGAGGGCATACCAGACATGGCTTTTAAGCTATTTGCTGGCCCACAAATTATTAACCGAACAGTGTTCACATCTGACGACATATGCAATATTGTAGAGCTTTTGCTTGACCCAAAATCAAGTAGTTTAACTGGACAAGCATTCCACATTGGTGGATACTAAACTACATTGATGGTATAATTTTTAAATGTCATACTCTTATAAAATACTAAAAGACCATCCAATTGGATTCTGGCAACTAGATGACTCTACGGCTACAGCAATAGACATTTCTGGATGCGGTAATAATGGAGTTTATACAGGAAGCCTTCCAAGCCAAACTAAAATAATGCCAATGGTTTCTGGAGGCCAGTACTCAGCAAAAATTACTTCCTTATCAAAAATAGAGTTTGCAATTATTAATGATTATTACGCACAAGCAGCAGGGGGAGGATTTGGAACGCTAGACACAGCTGATAATGAATTTACGCTAGAGTGTTGGATTTTACCAAAAATATCTTCTACAAACCTTACTCCAATTTTTATAGATTCTTCTAATGATCTTGGAATTGCTTGGCAAAACAACAATATTATATTTGTTATTGGCACCGAAACTTTAGAGTACACAGTTCCAGAAACTAATAAGTCTATTTATGTTGTATGCAAATATTCAGTAAATTCAGCATCAATATATTTAGACGGGAACTTGGCTATTAGCAAAACAATAACTGGCGTTCCCTTTGAAAATACACAGGTCTTATTAAAGTCTGGGCCTACACAAAATAGCGCAGACGAGTTTTTAATAGATAATCCAGCAGTGTATAGATACTCTTTATCAGAAAAACAAATTAAAGATCATTACCTAAGTAATCAAAATACTTTACCAATACAGATTGCGTATCCAGATAATGGAGAAATTTTTAATATTTATGACAATGGAATGAGAACATCATTTACTTATAATTATCCAAAAGATAAATCTTGGCAATATTTTTTAACAGAGGATCTTACGCTAGGTAGGTCAGAAGAATATATTCAATTATCTAAGACAGATTTATTAGAAACAAAAGAAGTTATTTTAAAAGATATTATATCTATGCCTTCTGGTATATCAATGGATTCTTCAAAAATTCAATGGGACGGTAGCTCTGGAATTTCTGTTTATACAAGTCTAGACGGAGTGTCTTATGAACAATGCGAAAACGGATATTCAATACCTCAGTACAAGTATTCAGATTTTAACCAACAAAGATTTTTTCATTTAAAAATAGTAGTTTCTTCAACAGACTCCTCTAGATATATTCCAAAACTTTATTCATTATCAGTAAATTTTTACTCTGAGCAAATAGCTTATTCTAAAAATGGAGCGTCTTATGTTTATAAAATAGATAACCTAGATTATAGCCTTGGCAAAGAGGCTTATCCAATATTATCAATGAATAAATTAAATGGAGTATTAGTCCCAAATAATTCAGGGTTTAAGGTAGATATTCCATATGATACAAATAGCATTGAGTTTTTCTATACCCCAAGCAGTATATTAAAAAGTTTATTAATATCATCTACTGGTACGGAATTTAGCTGGGCGGATAGCGGGTCTATATCAAAAACTAATATATCTAAAATATACGTAAATGGTGAAGATAAAACAGCACAATCAAATATATCCAATGTATTAAATTCAGGATATTTAAATCATATTGTAATTGTTTTTCAAGCACCCATCTCTGGAGATCTGGTCTTTAATTATAAAAGCACTGGGTCTAAGAAGGGCTCATATCAGCATATAACCCTATATAGGGATGCTTTAGATCAAAATAAGGCAATAACTCATTACAATTTATATACTGGAAGATCGGTATATACCTCTACCGCATCTGCCATGTCGGTGACAGAAAGATCTCCTGAAATATATAATAATGACTGGATTGTTATTCAAAATTCATAAAGTTGTCCACCATAGCGACAAAATGTGGACATTAATTAGAAAGAATGGTAAAATTAACATCTAATGGACATTAAAAGAATTAATCAAAAAGTAGTAGAGGAAACTACACTAGGAATTTATGTGTGGGAAATGCCAGACGGAAGATGGATTGGCGATGACGATGGAAACTTTTTATCAATAACAGCTAAAAAAGGTAACCGATCAAAGATGGATTTGTTGGCGAGAGAAGTAAGATCATATGGAATACACGAAGGACAGCCTAAATTTTTATCAGGTAGACGTAAAGTTGACGACGAAGAGTTTCAGCATCAAAAACAAAGACTAGAATGGGGACTAACACCAGATCCTCTTGACATAGGTGTTTACAAGGATTCATTAAAAAGCGGAGGCAAACAATAAATGGAGTTCATGAACGAAGACCCTAGCGTCTCAGAAACTATTGACATATCAAACTCTGCAGACTGGATAAAGTTTAATAATAAAGAAGTTGTATTAAGTGATGATCCATTTAGCATTGAAGGCGAAGAGTTAAAGAAAGTTAATGGACTAAGCCCAACATTTCGTAGAAAAATATCTAGAGAGTTTCAAAAGCGTTTTATAGGACAAGAAGGAACTGGAACACAACAGAATCTACTACAACAAGCAGTTACTGGATACGCAATGTTTGACCTTGTCCAACCAGTCTATAATCTTGAATATCTTTCAAAAATTTATGAGATATCCCCATACAACTACTCAGCAATTAATGCAAAGGTTGCTAACATTGTTGGCCTTGGATACTCTTTTGTAGAAACAAAAAAAGCTAACGATGCTTTAGATAATATTACTGATAAAAAACAATTAGAACGTGCTCGACGTAAATTAAATAAACTTCGTCAAGATTTAGATTATTGGCTAGAGGAAACAAATGAAGAAGAAACATTTACAGAAACATTAGTAAAAGCTTATACAGATTTAGAGGCTACTGGCAATGGATACATTGAAATTGGAAGAACCGTGTCTGGGAATATTGGGTACATCGGACATATACCATCCAAGACAATGCGGGTACGTAGACTTCGTGACGGATTTATACAACTTCTTTATGGCAAGGCAGTATACTTTAGAAACTTTGCAGATCAAGAAACTCCTAACCCAATTTCTGGAGCAGAAGATCGTCCAAATGAAGTTATTCATTTAAAGAAATATACGCCAATGAACAATTACTACGGAATCCCAGATATAATTGCTGCACAAACTGCAATGGCAGGAAATGAATTTTCTGGAAAATATAACTTAGATTATTTTGAAAATAAAGCGGTTCCAAGGTATATAATTACAGTAAAGGGTGCAAAGCTTTCACCAGAATCCGAACGTAAACTACTAGAATTTTTCCAAGTTGGGCTAAAGGGTAAAAACCATAGATCACTCTATGTACCACTTCCAGCGGATACATCTGACTCTAAAGTTGAATTTAAAATGGAACCTATTGAGGCAAACCCACAGGAGTCTTCATTTAATGTATACAGAAAAGCAAATAGAGATGAAATCCTTTTAGCACACAGAGTCCCAGTAAATAAAATTGGAGTTCCAGAAGGAGTCAGCCTAGCTTCAGCAAGAGATGCAGATAAAATGTTTAAAGAACAAGTTTGTAGGCCAGCTCAAGATATTTTAGAAAAGAAAATAAATAGAATTATTTCTGAAAAAACAGATGCATTAATGCTTAAATTTAATGAATTGACTTTAACAGACGAAGATACACAATCTAAAATTGATGAAAGATATTTAAGAATGCAGGTGATTACCCCCAATGAAGTTAGAATTAGAAAGGGTATGATACCGATGGACGGTGGAGATGAGGTTGTTGATTTGCAGGCACAAGCAGCCGAAATCAAGGCTCAGGCATTAAATACCAGAAATAGAACTCAGGAAAGATCGGCCAATTCACCAGATAGTTCTGGGGAAGCCAGAAATCCAAAAGGTGAGGGTAGAGTCACAGCTTAATTATTAGGCAACCATTATTTGCCTTTTTAAATATACAAAGATAAAATTGAGCATATGAATATTGAAAAATCTTATTGGTCCAGCAATGGCGATAATATCAGCCTATCAGTTCCATTCACAAAAGTAAACCGTGAAAAGAGAACTGTATCTGGTTTTGCCACACTAGACAACCTAGATCAAACAAATGACGTTGTAACCGCAGAAGCAAGTCTAAAAGCATTTGAAGGTTTCCGTGGAAACATTAGAGAAATGCACGGGTCAAACGCAGTTGGTAAAATGGTTTCATTTAAGCCAGAAACATACTTTGACGCAAAAAGCGGAGAATTTTATAACGGAGTTTATGTAGATGCATACATTTCTAAAGGTGCACAAGATACATGGGAAAAGGTTTTAGACGGTACTCTTTCAGGATTTTCAATTGGTGGAAAAATTATTGAGTCTGATAACGAGGTTAATAAATCTACAGGTCAATCAGTTCGTTTTATTAAAAACTATTCTTTACTAGAGCTATCAGTCGTAGATTCTCCAGCAAATGAACTATGTAACATTATCTCAATTTCCAAAATGAATGGTCAATTAATTTTTAAAGGAATTGCAACAGAAGTTTCAACAGAAAATATTTTTTATTGTGAAGAAAGCGATTCTGTTTTTATGTCAAAAGAAAAAGAATTTAATTCTCCAATAACTGGTAAGCCAGCAAGTTTAATTGGCTGGGTAGAAAGTAACGATGTAAACAAAGCTAAAGAAATAGAAAAGATTCTTGCTTCATTTAAGAAGTCAAGATTAACGTTGCCTGAAACACAAACAATAGCAAAACAGGCAAACGCACAAGGAGGTAATGAAGTGTCAGAAAACACAGAAACAGTAGCAGTTGAAGAAACTGCTCTAGTAGAAGTTTCAGCACCTGCACAAGATGCAGTAGTTGAAAAAGCTGTTACAGAAGACGTAGTAGCAGATACTTCTGCCGAAACCGTTGAAAAAGCAGCAGACGTCTCAGAGGTCGTTGTTGATGAACCTGATTTTGCAAAAATGTTAGGTGATTTAAAAGGCTTTTTCTCAGATACTCTAAGCAAAGCTTCAGAAGCTAATGCTGCACAGGTAACAACTATTAAAGAAACAGTTGAAGCTTTCAGCAAGAGCGTTGAGACTCAAATCTCAGAGTTGGCAGATAAACACACAGAACTCAGCAAAACAGTTGAGAACATCAAGAGCACGATTGATAATGTAGAAAAGCGTGTCGACGCAGTAGAATCAGAGACTGCAATTAAGAAGTCCTCAGACCTTGGCGGGTCTCAGGAAGTAGTAATACAAAAATCAAAATGGAACGGTTCTTTCCTCGGTTCCGTAAACGAACTATTTAAATAAAGGGTAGGTGAAATAAATATGAGCAATGAATTATTAGAAAAGGCAATTGCAACTGGCACAACAGCTACAGGAACATTTGCTTCAACAACTGGAGGAGAGGGAATTCACACAGGGTCAGAAAATGGCAATGGTGGACTACTTAATCCAGAACAATCAGCTCGATTTCTAGACTACATGTTCGATGCAACCGTAATTGGTAAAGTCGCACGTACCGTTAGAATGAAATCTGATACAACTGAAATTGATCGCATGGGAGTAGGCGAAAAGCTTATGAAACTTGCGACTGAAGGAGATGACGCAAACAGTGGTAACTCTGCTGTGACATTCTCAAAAATTTCTTTGACAACAAAGAAGTTACGTCTAGATTGGGAACTTTCAACTGAGTCTCTAGAAGACAATATTGAAGGTGCAGATCTAGAAGATCATATTGCACGTCTGATGGCAACACAGGCTGGTAACGATATTGAAGATTTGGTTCTTAACGGAAACACATCTCTATCATCTGATCAACTTTACAAAGCATTTGACGGAACAGTTAAGCTTGCAAAAGCAAACGGTCACGTAGTAGATGCTGGTGGAGCCGCAATTACTCGTGCTGTATTTAACAGCGCATTAAAGGCACTTCCACGTAAGTACAAGCAACGTCGTACAGACCTTCGCTTCCTTTCAGGTTCAAACCTGATTCAGGATTACTTATACGCAACTTCACAAAATATCCAAAACGTTAACCCACAAGATATTGCTTCTGGCATTATCCGTGGTGAGGTAGCACCTGTATCTGGCCCAGCTGGATACGTAGCTCCATACGCATTTGGTATTCCAATTGTTGAAGTTCCATTACTAAGCGAGACACAAACTGGCTCATACTCAGGAGCAACAGGATCACACGGTGACGTCCACTTGACATTCCCAAATAACGTAGTTATTGGTATCAAGCGTGATGTAACTGTATACAGATTCTTCTGGCCAAAGAAGGACTCAATCGAGTACACAATGTATACTCGTGTTGGTGTTCAAATTGAGCAAGCAGATGCTTGGGTAGTAGTAAAGAACGTTAAGATTGCTTCCTAATTAGGAATTAATCCAAATAGAGGCCCCCAATTAATTTTGGGGGCTTCTCATTTTAATTTAGTAATGCTATAATTAAATAACCTAGACTAAGGAGAATATATGTCATTTGAGACATTAAAATTAGCTGAACTTAAAAAGGTTGCCGAAGACTTCGGAGTAGACTTAGAAAACTTAAAAAGCAAAACAGACATAATTGCGGGACTATCAGAAGAAGGTGTAACTTGGGCGGTATACTCAAAAACACTTAAAGATATAGATGATGCAAAAGAAGAGATTGAAGTTTTACCAAGATTTGATGTAAAGAAAAAACAAAATAAAGACGAAGTTCTTGTAAGAATGGATAGATCTAACCATAGGTACGATACAATGGGATACACGTTTACAAAAGATCATCCTTTTGCAGCAATGTCAGAAGAGGCAGCTCAAGAAATTTTTGATAAGGAGGAGGGTTTTAGATTAGCCACACCAAAGGAAGCACAAGACTTCTACAACTAATTTAAACCTTTAATATGGCAGAAGTATACATAAATACTAATTCACCAACATCAACTAAAATACTTTTTGGTGGTGAAATTATAAATTCAGACAATGATTACGTTATGGCTACAGTTTATGATATTACAGAAGATCCTGCCGTCACACCATTGGTAAATCCAGAAATGCCAGTTCTTTCTATTCAAGCAACAAAAATAGAAACCGATAATGGTTCATACAAAATAAACATCCCATATCACTTAACTAATAGAATAAAGAAATTTAAGGTTAATTGGGGATACCAAATAAATAGTCAATCTCAAAGCCATGCAACCTATGTCGATGTGGTACAGCCGTATTGCAACCTAGCAGAAGCTATTGAAGATCTGGGTTTTGGAACTGATTCATCTGACCCAAACTATAAAACGTATCACGAACTAGTAATGGCAGAAAAGTATGCACGTAAAGTAATAGAAAACTATACTGGCCAAAAGTTTTGTCTATACGATGATGTCCAAGTTGCATATGGTTCGGGATCAGATATACTTCCGCTACCATTTAAATTAAACACATTGCATGAATTATATTCAAATGATATTTTATTAGTAGACACTCTTAATGAAATAAATAATTGGAATTATTCAACTCAAATAACAGAATCTGGTTTTGGAATAAGAATTAATCGAGCAGACATGCTGGACAATACAGTGTACACAGCAAATGGAATGGTTCCACCATCAATCAATGATCATGGCTCTGGAATTTTTATTAAAGACTACAGGTATCGTGTGCAAGGAAGATATGGATGGGACACCGTACCAGACGATATTGAAATAGCATGTATAGAGTTAATGAAAGATTATTTTTCTAAAGACTCTATTTGGAGAGCAAAATACGTAAACAATGTTCAGTCATTTGATTGGAAGTTTGAGTACAATGCAGAGGCATATCGTGGAACAGGAAATGTATACGTAGACCAAATGCTTCTTCCATATGTATTAACTCAATTAATGGTAATCTGATGTTTAGAGTAGTAGATGCTTCGTTTTCTATGCTTATGGATGTCTACAAGCAGTCTGACTCTCAAGACGTATCTACTGGGGCAATCAAAAAAGAGTGGAACTATATAAAAACAGTTTCTTGTTATGCAAAAGGCGTTATCAGTAACACAGCCACAGCACGAAGTGGTGATAGGCAAGTTCTTGGAACTAAATACGAAAACGTTCAAGTTATAGAAGTTAGAACAAACTCAAAGCTATCCATTAGAGAAAAAATCACAAATATTAGAACAGGCAATGGGGAGAATATTTGGACAGAATTAGATTATCCAAATGATACCCCAACCGTATTTGAAGTAGTAGGAGTAACCCCAATGACAGATCCATTTGGAGATGTGCTTGCATGGAGTGCCGTACTAAAAAGATCGGAGAATCAGCAAATTGGAATCTAACGTAATGTTATTACAGGCTGCCTCTGGACTAGAGCGGTTAATGCAGGGTCAACCCAAAGACTCCTTAATTAAAGACAGTAATGTAGCGCAAATATCAGCAGCCCTATATTATGAAGCTAATGTTATAGCTAAATTTAGTAACAGCAAAAGATTTAAAAATGCATTTAAGAAAATAATCTTTACTCAGATAAATAAAGATTTTGGAGAACATATAGATGCTCAAGCTAGATCAAAGCCAAAATCATTACACCATGTTTATGAGTGGCAAAGGACTGGAAATAAAAGCGCTAGATTGTTTAAATTAAAAACAATTGATGGCGATGGTATTTCATTTAAGGTAAATTATGAGTTACAGCCATCTAAATCATTTGTCCCATCTCCAGAAAATAATAGAAAGCATGTTTTTGTTAATAAAGCGTCCGTGATGGAAGCAGGCATGCCCCTAATAATTGCTCCACGCCATTCTGAGAGGCTAGTATTTGAATCTAATGGTAGAACAGTCTTTATGCCAATAGGGGCCTCAGTGACCGTTAAAAGGCCAGGAGGACCTAGTGTTAAAAATCAATTTACATTATATTATTCAAGATTCTTTAGTGGTAATTTAGTAAATAACGCTATTAGAAAATCTGGATTTCAACAGATATTTAATTCAGAAATTTCCAAGGCATTAAGAATACCTGCTCCAATTAAAAGAGTTCAATATTCATTCTCTCCAAACTCAATTAGATCTATGGCGGACTCAGCAGTAGAACAATCATTTGGGGGTGCAATAATATGACGGCCAATTATAAATTAGACGCCATGTTTGAAATTAGAAAGTATTTATGGGAAAACCTATGCTCGTATAATGTCTTTGATCCAGAAGAGTATTATAGCGATTCTCTTGGAGACGTCATAATCCCTATTATTCCAGTTCAACAGTCCCCAGAAATGAATCAATTTTTAAGCGGGAAAAAGCATATTGTATATGACAAGGTTGGATTATCATATGAAGAAAATTGGCTAATATGTTGTGAGCAAATACTATTTACTGTTTATTCTACAGATGTCTCTGAAATATCAGAAATTCGAAATCTAATGACAGACCTATTTAGACGTATGGACGACTCTGCTGGAGACATAAATAAATCAGATAACATAAATGATAAATTTAAATTTCATAGTATATTTATAGCAGATATATCCCCAACGGCACCTTCTCAAGAGCTCCAAGGGTTCCTTTCAGCAGATATAACATTAGAGGTTAAATACTCTAGAATAACAGACCAGGCAGGAAGATTTCTATAGGTTGCTTTTAGTCAACTTGTTCCGTATAATTGGATACGAGGAAAGAAGCCTAGCCAGCTTGAGTTTAAGATTTAAATATATATATATTGAAATACAGGAGGTAGTAAATGTCATTTAACAATGCCAAAAATATTCTTGTAGGTGCATCACCACTTTTCATTTCTGAGAAGGACTCAACACAGTCAGGTTATGTAGTACAAGAACCAGGATCAGTAGCAGCAGCTGCTTTTGCAGCTGGAGTTTCATACACAACAACATTAAACGCTTTAAATGGTTCAAAGTATCGTAACGTTGGTTTTACCAACAACGGTCTTCAAATCACTTATAATCCAACATACGATTCAGTAACAGTAGATCAGCTACTTGATACAGCTAAGCTGTTCAAGTCTGCGATGGAGGTTATGATTGCAACAGAAATGGCCGAAGGAACACTAGAAAACGTTCTAGTAGTTTTCGGACAGGCTGGAGCACCAGCAACATCAGGCACAGGAAATACAAAGACAGACACAATCGGTCTTGAAGCAGGAGCTCTTGGTATTGCACCAACAGAGCGTCAGCTAATTGCCGTAGGTCAAGCACCTACAGCAGATGCCGCATCAGCTGAGCGTATTTACTATGGACGTCGTGTTTTGTCAGTACAACAGTCACAATTTTCTTTGGCTCGTACCCAAGCAACAACATTCCCAGTAACATTCCGTCTTCTTCCAGATTCAGCATACGCTGGTCAAGAATACGGTAAGATTATTGACCGTACATTAACAGTAGCTTAATTTAATTTAATTAAATTATAGAGACCCCCATTGATTTGGGGGTCTTTCTATTTGTAGTGATAATGCCTATATGTTATAATAATTTAGACAATCCTAGGAGGATAAATTGGCTACAACCGTATACAATGTAGAAGAAATTGAACTGCAAAATGGTTCAAAGATTAAATTAAAGCCACTGAGCATTAAGGCGCTACGCCTGTTTATGGCAGAGATTCAAAAAACACAATCGGCAGAAAATGAAGACGAAACATTAACAATTCTAATTAACGCATGTGGAATTGCAATACAGTCACAGTTACCAGATTTGGTAGCAAATAAAGATTTACTAGAAGAAGCTTTGGACATGCCAACAATCAATCGCATTCTTGACGTTTGCGGAGGGATCAAGCTTGACGACCCAAACCTTCTAGCGGCAGCGGTTCTGGCTGGTCAGAACTAGATTTAGCCGCTTTGCTAGGAGAAGTTTTTCTTTTAGGTAATTGGAAAAATTACGAAGAACTAGAAGAAAGTCTTTCAATGCCAGAGTTAATACAAACATTTAAGTCTATGCAAAAGACTGAAGAAGAAAAAAGAAAATTCTTGGCTTCTTTACAAGGTGTAAACTTAAACGAAGAAGAAAAAACAGAAGGTCCAACCTTCGAAGATATACAAAGAAGGGCTTTGGGAATAGATGCATCAGGAGATGATGTAGTTTCCTTACAAGGCCCACTTGCAGCACAGCAAGGATTTGGTATTGGGGTAGGGTTAGGATACTCTAAGGGGTAGAATATAGTTAATGGCTGAAGAACAAATAGTAACGAACATAGTTGCTAAATCTGATTTTTCAAATCTTATTACAGATCTTAATAAGGTATCTTCAGCCTTAACAGGTTTACAAGACAAACTACAAGCAACCAATAAAACATTAGCAGCGCAAGTTGCTGTAATGAATAGATCCTTTGCAGAAACAATGCGAAGCACAGGTCAATTCTCAACACACTTTGTTAGCCTAAGTTCAGACGTAGAAAAATTTGGCTCTCAATTAGATAAAGGCCAGATGAAGCTTGGTAAGTTTTTTCAAACTTATTCACAACACATAAAATCAAACGGTGGATTAATAAGAGATTTAGCAAAACAGCAAGTACAACTACAAAATTCAGTTCTTCAACCACTGGGCAGAAATGCCGAAGGTATGATGCAATACAATGTTCATATACCAAGAGGCTTAGATGTAGTTAAAAACAAAACAGCAATAGCCAAGCAAGAATTAATGATTATGAATAAAGTTATTCAAGAAGGTGCTGGGCAATTAATTAACTGGGGTAAAAATACACAGTGGGCTGGACGTCAATTAACAGTAGGATTAACAGTACCACTTCTAGCATTTGGAAAAGCCTCTGCAGATGCATTTAAAAACGCTGATCAACAACTTGTAAGATTAACAAAAGTTTATGGCGGAATTGCAGCAGTTTCATCACAAGAACTTGGCAAAGTAAGGCAAGACGTAATTCAAACCGCAAATGAAATAGCTAAAGCTTACGGTAGTTCGTTTACAGATACCATTGCTCTTGCTGCAGACATTGCAGCTACTGGAAAACAGGGAAATGAACTACTTGGTTCAATTAAAGAAACTACTCGCTTAGCAGTTCTTGGCGAAGTAGATAGACAAGATGCAATGAAAGCAACACTTGCAATTCAAACAGCATTTAAACAAAATACAGAAGAGTTGTCTGAATCAATTAACTTTCTTAACGCAGTAGAAAACCAAACTTCAACTACTCTAAACGATTTAGTAGAAGCAATTCCTAAAGCGGGTCCAATTGTTAAAGGTCTTGGTGGAGACGTAAAAGATCTTGCTCTTTATTTAACTGCAATGAGAGAAGGCGGAATTAATGCTTCAGAAGGAGCAAACGCATTAAAATCTGGTTTAGCTTCTTTAATTAATCCAACTAAAGTAGCAAAAGGAATGTTTGAGGGTTTTGGAATATCTTTAACAGATATAGTTCAAAGAAATGCAGGAGACACAACAGCAACTATATTAGAGCTACAGTCAGCATTAGAGACATTGAATCCATTACAAAAGCAACAAGCTTTAGAGCAACTGTTTGGAAAATTCCAATTTGCTCGCATGAATGCATTATTTGAAAATCTTGGAAAGCAAGGAAGTCAAACTTTACAGGTATTAGATTTAATGAAAGCAAGCTCTCAAGAGCTAGGAAGTTTAGCTGATCGAGAATTATTGGCTGTAACAGAATCTGCATCTGGTAAATATCGTAGAGCAATAGAAGGATTAAAAGCAGACCTAGCTGGGGTCGGAGAACAATTCCTAAAAATTAATACTTCTTTAATAAAATTTGTTAACGGAATATTGGATTTTGCACAATCTTTACCAAACCCAATTAAACAAGCATTAGGATTTATTGGAATGATTACTGCTGCATCTGGTCCATTAATTATGTTAACTGGTGTGCTTGCAAACTTCTTTGGATATATTATTAAAGGAGCTTCACACTTTAGGTCTTTCTTCAAAGGTGGAGAAGGCTGGAAACTGTTAACTCCAGAAATACTTGCAGCACAAAAAGCTGGTAATTTAGTTGAACAAACATTTTATAGCGATGCAAAAGCCGCTGCTGTATTAAAACAAGCAATATCATCTTTGTCTGCAGAGTTCGCAACATTAGAACAAAGAGCAATGTCTGCAGCAGTTTCCGTAAACCCAGCAGTTTCAACTGTTGGCGGAACAACAATAATGGCAGGAAGTGTAAACTCATCACATCCACTTGTTGGAAAACCAGGAACTAGAGCAGCAGCACACCATAATCCAAGATCTGGAATGTCTCAGTCACAAAGAGACTCACAAACTATTCACTCAGTTACACCAGCACCAATTCCTGTAAATCAAAAAATAGGAGCGGTGCCACAAATATTTATGGGAGACAATTTCCCACAATATGAAGGACTAACAACTTCTAAAGGAGTTTCAACTGGAATTGTTGCAGGAGAAGCAGCAAAGTGGCATGCAATGATGGGTTCTTTGTCTATGATGACAAAACAAGAAGTTGCTGCGCTTAAAAAAGAAATTGCTAGAACTGGAACATTCAGCGCAGAAATAAACAGTACATTTGGTCAACTCCTACCAGCGATGACAAAACTAACATCGAATGCAGCAACAGAGTCAGCAGCAATTGTTAGACAGCTTCAGTCTGGTAAAATAACAGTAGATGCGGCTCGTACAAAAATTATTGCAGTTAATGCTGAACTAGAAAGATTGATGGCTCAAACAACATCACAAGTAGCAGCAGGATTAGGAAGAACTGCAAACTTAACGCAGGTTCCTTTAATTAATCAGCCTATTGTAAGTAATACTGGAAAATCAAATATTAAAGAAATATTTAGACCAAATAGAAAAGCATCTGGAATTCTTGATAAAATTGCTAAAACATTAGGAGTAAGAACCTGGGGTGGCGGATACTCAACAGAAACAACTATTCCAAAAAGATTTAATACAGGCAATATTGTTCCAGGAACAGGCAATACTGATACAGTTCCAGCAATGCTTACCCCAGGAGAGTTTGTTGTTAACAAAAAGTCAACACAAGAAAATCTTTCTTTGTTACATGCAATAAATGGTGGTGGAATTTCTAATAATGGACAATATAATAAAGGCGGCAAAGTAACTGACAGGATTACTCAGGCACTTCTAAGCCTATTTGGCAAAGCATCGGAATCCCCAACTTCCCCACAAAGAGCACACATGGCTCCAGACGAAAAATCTTTATTGATGTGGTCTACAAGAAGAGTAAATCAAAATACTAGAAGCAATACAAAAACAGATTCATTGTTTATGACTGGTAACCAAATTGCAGATGACTTTGACTTCTTAATGTCTCAGGGTTTGCACCCTATGGACTTAATTCAAGAATCTGGCATGAAGCTAGGTTATTCAATAAGTGGATCAGATAAAGATAGAATTTATAAAGATTTTATTTCTAAATTAAGAAACAATCATGGAGGTCAATTATTCGGGGGAAAAAATAACATTCCTTTAGAAGTAGTTGCAGATTCAATACTAAGGCCGCATCTAGAACAGTTTACAAGTTCAAAATCTACCATGCCAAATTATTACGAAGACGTTACGGACCTTCAAACAGTTAGAGGATCTACTGCATCTCATCCAAATCGAAGCACAGGATTTATTTCTAGGTCGGGAAGAGCAATTCCTAGAGGAATAAAAAGTATTTTATCTACAGCAACTGGAGGAAGCAAAAGATCAAGAATTAATTTTTCATTAAAAAATCTATCTCCAATGTCTAGAAGGCTTCCAATGTTTAGAAACTTAGGTGGTTCAGTTCCAGGATACAACTTAGGTGGAGTTGTTGGAAACGTATTAAAGGGAACAGCATTTAAAAATGTAGGTGCTAAATTTGGAAAGATTGGCGATACCTGGGGTGCTACATCTATGTCACTTGGAATGGGTAAAAAATTATTTGGTAGTTCTGGCTTAACTCCTAAAGCACAAAATTTAATGTATGGAAAACTTATAGAAAATCTTGAAAAAGAAAGACCATATGGATATGTAAAAGATGCTAGAGGAAGTCTTCAAAGGGCTCTGGAGCCAGATATTGTAGACACACTTCTCAAATCATCTGCATCAGATGTACTTAGCTCAGGTGGTAAAAGTTTAAGTAAAATTGATAGAGAAATATTAAAGACTAAATTTGCAAATTGGGATTCAAAATCATGGACACCATCAACATCTAAAGTAAGAAAACAAATGTTTGGTATGAATAAGGGTGGAATGGTTGGCGGAAGAATTCCAGGAGTCCAGTATTATAATCAGGGTGGAGGACCAGTATCAGCGTTCACTTCTGGATTAAAAAATCCATATGGCAAAAGTTTAGTTTCTGGCGGAATGAATATTCCACAAATGGGTATGGGCGCTCAAATGGGAATTGGTATGGGCGGAATGATGGTAGGAAGCATGGTTGGTGGACCTGCTGGTACGGGAATAATGCTAGCGTCTAACATGCTGCCATTAATCTCTGGGTTAAAAGGTCTTGGAGGAGTTTTGCCAACTGTTACAAAGCTTGCAGGAGTTCTTGGAAAACTAACAATTCCTGGTGCAGTAATTGGCGGAGCATTTATGCTAGGAAAAGCTTTACTGGCTCTTAAGAAAAATTATGAAGATGTAGGTAAAGCAAACAGGTTAGCATTTGGTGGCACTCAGGAATCATTTGCATCTGTTGGAATTACTAAATTTAAAACGTTATCAGATAGAATAAAAGAAGTTAATGAGCAAATAGAATTAAATAAAGTTAAAGCCCAATCATCATATGAACAGTATACAAAAAATGGACCAACTGGAATCACATTAAGTATAGCCGAATTAAATAAGGCTGTAGAAGAAGCTAAAAAGAATCAAACTGAATACATAGAAGCATTTAATAAAATTGATAGTAGCCAGGTAAATAAATATGCTTCTGATCTTAAAGCACAATTTGTTGCTATGGGCCTATCAGCATCAGAAGCGTCTAATAAAATATATGCAATGATTAAAGCTTCTGAAAAAGCTGGCCAGTCATTCTCCGCAGTAACAAGCAATGATTTTAGAAGCATAATAGATCAAAGTTCTGCACTAGCTAAATTATTTGAAAACCTTAGCAAAGCATCGACAGTAAATAACTTTAACCCAGAAGAGTTTGCTACTGGACTAGAAACTTTAATTAATTCGGTAATGGCATATCAAGAAGGTTTAATTGGAACAAAAGACGCAGTAAATCCTGAAAAAATAATTAGCGCAGCAGATTCACTTAGAATAACAATGGAAAAAATTGGTAAAATAAATAAATCTAATGCCACATTAAATTCAGATCAAGTAAATAAATTAAAAGAGCAGAATGTAATATATGCATCTATTTTAGGAAAAGCAGAGTCTTTAGCAAGCGTAACAGCGAAAGTATTGCTGTATAACTCAGAACTTGGATCTGTAATAAATCTTTCAAGAATGTCTGGCCAAGAAGCTATAGACCTTACAAGCAACCTTTCAGTATTACAAAATGGATTAAATCAAATAACAGAAGATACAAATAAGGGAAATAAAAATCCATTATCATTCTTGGCAGGCGCTATTGCTAGAGCAACTACAGCAACAAAAGATTATGCAACATCAATTAAAACTGCTCAAAAACAAGATGCAGATTATTATAGAAATAAAATAAAGGCAATAGATTTAGAAATAAAGAAAATCAATGAAGCGGCAAATGCTAGGAAAAAGGCTTTACAAGATCAGCAAGATGCTGAGTCATTTGCAACTGAAATTAAAAAGAAGCAAATAGAATATCAAGATGCTTTAGCTGCTGGAGACATGTCAAGAGCTGCACAAGCACAGGCAGACATACAGCAATTAACTAAAGAAAAGCAAATTAGATCTGCCATTGCAGCAATTGATGAAAAAGCAGCAGCAGACATAAAAATAAAAGAAGCACAAAAACAAAAACTGCAAGATGCTGAAGATAAGTTTAATAAGGGAATACAAACATCAATGGCTAAATCTGCAGAAACAACTGCAAATTTAACTAAACTAAAAAGCATTAGAGATGAAATCGAAAGACTATCAATCCTAGGGAGAACGCCAGGTGCCGATAAAGAAGGAATTAAAAAACAAATTGCAGATATTTTAATTGGGTTAAAGACTGGCACAAAAGATGAAAGAAGCATGTACTCCGAATACGAGAAGCAATACGGAGGAGGGGACAGACCTTATAATCAACGAAATCCATTAAGTATGGCTGGAAACCTGCTATCAGCAATGAATTCATCAATTAATTCAAAGGGAGCCTCAGACTCAACATTCCAATCTGCTGTTACTAAATTTGACGCTGCTGTAAATAAGTTTGCTAATAATGAGCCAATTCAAAAATTTAGAATGGCAAAAGAAGGAGAATATAATAAAAAGTTTGGGGCATATGATACTGCATATATGACATTTGAAGGCCCTACAGGAGATAAGCAAACTAAATTAATTAGTTCAAAACAATACCAGCAAACGTTTGATAGTATGATTAAAAATAAATATGTATTCTTAGGATACTCTCAAACAAATAGCACAGGCGCAGCTCAGGGTGCAACTGATCGTGGGGATAAAGGATTTCAAGTTAAAAAAGCATACGGAGGATTTGTTTCTGGTCCAGGTACATCAACGTCAGACTCTATTCCAGCAATGCTTTCAAACGGAGAGTATGTAATAAATGCTGATTCAGTTAAAAAGTATGGAGTCCAAACATTTGAAGCATTTAATAATAAAAAATATGCAATGGGCGGATACGTACAAAGAACTCCTTATGCCGAAGGCGGGTTAGCAAAGTCATCTAACTCTTTATATAATATTAATGTTACACTTAACGGATCAGATCTTGATGCAAATGATGTAGCAAGAGCAATTCATAGAGAAATGAAAATGCGTGAGATAGCCTCTGGAAGGAGTAGAACATTATGACAACAGTAACAATGCCTAGAGGATCTATACTTCAAATTCAAGGGTATGACGCATCTGCAAATGGCGGAGATGGTTCATTAAAATACAATAAAGTTTCAGAACACAATAGATCTCAATTTGATATTTCAACTGATCGCATTGAAAAGCAACAAAGAATGTCTAATGGAACACTTAGAAAGTTTTTTATAGCAGACAAAAAAACATTTACCTTGTCATGGGACATGCTTCCATCATATAGAACATTAACAGTTGATGGTGCATGGGGAGCAGAAGATTTAAGAACATTTTACAGTAGTGCCCAAGGGCAGTCATCATTTAATATTAGAGTAAATTTAGCAAAAAATGGAACTAATCAGGAGGCAGCAAATTATGAAGAGTACACAGTTGTGTTTAGCGACTGTAACTTTACAGTATTAAAACGAGGCTTACAGCCATTTTGGAATGTATCAATAACACTGGTAGAGGTCTAAAATGATAACAGCTTCAACTAATTTAAAGAATACACTTTATAATAACACTAACATTCAAATAGACTCAGGATGCTATATTGAATATAACATGAATAATATGCTTGACAATATTTCTGCAACAAACAATATCTCTGATTCGTCATACACAGGTCAAATTACCAATGCAATAGGGCAAGCATCTTGGCCCTCAAGCCGACCAAATCCTTATAAAAAATTATTCCCCGTAGACTCATTAATAAAACCCTTTAGGCCTTTAAGCTCAGGAATTAAATATTTTATTATGGCAGATGCTGATACATACACAAATTCATTTTCATCATACAGATCAGTAAAGTACCCAGAGACACAACCAAGAATATATTATCCTGGAGTTGAAACATTTTACAAGTATTGGGTAACACCTATAAACACGGGCGCAAATGTAACAGTTAATTATGCAACATCTGGTACACGGTATGCCCTTACAAATAAAATAGTATTAAGATTTGAAAAAAACCATACACTGCCATCAACTTATACTGTAACAATAACAAAATCAGATAACACTCAAACAATAATTGCAAATGCTTTGTCGACTCCATCTAGCGGAAATGTGGAGTTATATTATAATGGAACTTCTTGGTCTGCCACACAACCAACAGAGCCAATGTCTTTTGGATCTCCAATTTCAATTAAATCAATTACAGTTACAACACCAAGTGCTGGTGTTGGTAAAATTATAGGATTGATAGAGGTATCAGCAAGATGGATTAAAGACATATCATCGGATGTTGTATCTTTTCAAATTAATAAAGAGTCTTCTTCATCATCCGAAGACATCTTGCCAGTAGGAAAAGTAACGGCAAATAGTTTAAACTTAAGTTTGGCTAAGTACAATCAGTCAGCACCTCAATATATTTCATACAATAGGACCTCAACATTGGATAGTTCATTAACCTATATTTACAAAAATGCAATTTTAAATCCGTATTTTAAAATATATCATTCAAACGGAGCAATAACAGAAGGCTCCAAAAAATACGATAAAGTTTCTCAAGGATACTACTATACAGACAGTTGGGAGATAGATACTTACGGAGAATCATCAATAACAGCATTAGATAATACAAAGTATTTAATGGAGACGGTAGCCCCAGACATACTGTGTGAATACTATCCCGCAACTGCAGTTATAAGAAGGCTGCTAGATTCCGTAGGATTTACAAATTACTCATTTAACCTAACATCAGATACCGATTCGTCTATTCCATTTATTAATTATTTTTGGACAGATGGCTCTAAGACTGTATGGGAAAATATTCAAGAGCTATGTAGAGACATACAAATGAATGCCGTTATGGACGAAAACAATATTTTACAGTTTTATAGCAGAAATTATATGTATTCAAGAACAGAAAAAACTTGGAATTTCTATTATGAAAAAGATGGGGACTCTCTTCCAAATATAATTGATTTTGATCAAAAAGAAATAGCCTCTGCCAACCAAGTTAAAGTTTTATGGTCTACTCCAATATCATCTAGTTATTTAGGTGCGTCTGGCCCACTGTGGCAGTCACCGACTTCATATTTAATTGCTGGTGGATTGAAAGAAACTTTAACGTCAACTAGTACTAAAATAATATTAGATTTAGGAACTTTAGATAAATATAGCAAATTCCAATCTGGATTTAATTTTAACGGATACTTTATGATAGACTCAGAAATAATAGAGTTTGATGCAATAGGTTATCAATATATTCCAAAAGAACTAAGCCCTTCTACAATTTATGACGCATTAACAGAAACAAACGTTTCAAATAATGGATCGAACTTTATAAATATTTGGATAGAAAACTCAGCAGATGTAAATAAATATAGAAACTTTTCAAAAGTAGGAACTGCAGACATAAACTCAGAAATTTACTTTAAACCAAACGGAGCATATAGAGTTAAAGCAAGAGGTGCTCTGGGAACTACAGCAGCGGCACATAATGCTAGCGGTGTGCCCTCAACAGAATATTTTTGGACTGGAACTTTGGTGACTCAAAATGCGTGATATATATCCAATTGGAGGATCCTACACTGGGCTAGCATTTGTTAAAAATTTAGTAATAAAACCACTCTCATACACCTCAGTAGAAATAAATATAGACACGTACGAATGGTCTGTTAACCCAACATCGTACAGTATTTATATACAAAAAAAGATATACTCTGGCGGGGTGTGGGTAAACGACCCAGCATCTGCAGAAGTTTCATTAAGCAAAACTGCCGATCCTTTTGTTATTGATAATTTAATCATGGGAGCAACCTATGATTTTCAAGTAGTGCCATATCTAAATTCAAACATGGGCTACGGAATACAGCAAAAAGATTACACAATGCCAACTGATGGAATTTCCATACAAACGCTTTCATCTACTCCAAAAGATTTTAAAGTGGCAAAATCATACATGGCTTTATCTGTTACAGAGCAAGACTACTTGGCAAAAAGATACGCTATTGCTTCTAGAGAATTTCCAGCTATCGTTGTTCCAACAACAAAAACAGTTTCTCAGGTAAATGGAAATGAATACAATGTGGGATACTTTTCTTATGGCACTAGTTTAATTTTAGATAATACTGTTGAAAATCCAAATCAGATGGGGGGTCTGGGATTTTTTGTAAATAGCTTGGGGCAAACTGGATACTATATTTTAATAGAATCCACATCGTCAGCAGCAGCAGCAGATAAAAAATCAGTAAGAATTGTTAAGTTTGTAGGAAATAAAGTAAAGCCATTAAAAGAAATTGGAACAAGAACAGAGTCTACAGTAGAAGGAATCTATGGCGGAAGAATATATAATATTGATGTAAAAGTAAAAATAGAAAACAGAGTCGTAAATATTGATGCTTATATAAATGGCTATAAAGTTAGCTATCAAGACTCAACCGTTAAAACAGCAAATAAGGTTGCCCTACTAGAAACATCTATTCTTGCACCAACTAATAAAGTTGCAGTTATATGTGGCCGTGGCGAAGTTGCATTTGATTATGTTTACGGAAATGAATTAAAAGATTATCAGTACGTAGATGCAAGCTTTGATGTAAATCTATATCAAGGTCAATTTGGAAATGATTTAATTAATACTTCATTTGGAGACCTCTCATATGTCGGAAACTATTCTCAAGATGAGATAGCGATTGGAAACAAAAAGCTAACCGCTCTAGACGAGTTTGGAACAGTTGTAAGAGAAATTTTAAAAGTAGATGTTAAATATGATACAAGGCCATCGTATCCAATTAAATGGAGCACTGGTATAAATCAATATGCAAGTATTATTGGTCAAAAAATATCTAACTTTGGAGCACAAGCATATATATTAAACAATACATCTACTAGCATACCAGTATCAAATGGACTTGAAGCAAGCCTTTATATATATGGAAATACTTTAGGAAGTTCTGGGGAGCTAGAATATAAAACAGACGGGCTAAATGATTACGCAACTGCAGAGCCAGTTATATTTCAATCTTCATGGCTTCAAAACGAAGCGGACGTAAAAGCCCTTGCCTTATGGATTAAAAGTAATGTTATTAACAAAGGTAAACTAGTAGATATGTCAATATTTGGAAACCCACTTATTTCGGTAGGAGACATAGTTGGAATTAACTACTCTTATCATGGATTATCTGGAGAAGGAAATTTTATAGTAACTAATGTAAAGCATTCATATTCTCAAGGACTGGAGACTCAAATAACCTGTCGAACCTTATAGGCGAAATGGTATAATAAAATATGGCTAAAAATATTAGAACAGACATTAAGGATATCACTAGAGGATCAGTAATAGCCCTTCCAGTAGACCACCCAGACGCTATACATCTGCATCCAAATGACTATATTGCAGTTAAAGGTGGATCAATAGACTATTCTAAATATTTAAATTCTAATCCTTACGCATACATATCTACACCAGACACATTAGAAAATCAAGATATTTTAGCGGGAGATCCAATAACAATAGATGAAATGTTAGACATTCCATCATTAAGCGATATAGAGAGCGTTGTTTATGAACCATATTATGACACTGTTTCTAAATTACAAAAAGTTAGAGCATTAATTAAAATTAGAAACTCCAGTAAAAATCCAACTAATATTGCAGGTGTAGACGCAAGAATATTTAACCCTAGCACAATAGTGCCAGTTGTTTCAAATACAAGCACTACAAAGTCTGTAGAATTTATTACTCCGTCTCCAGGTGTCCCAAATGTTGTATTCAAAAGAGACTCAACCGCAATTGCATGGGGTTGGGACAATGTTTCTGGACTTGGATCATATTCTTCTGTATCATATCAATGGATAATTAGCTCATCAAGCGGAGCCTCAGCAGCAACATTAGATAGCGGAACATTAACATACTCAACATCTACAAGTAAGCAAATAGGAATTGGTGGAAGCATGAAGCAGTATAGAGTAAGTTCTAGAGATGGAAATACTAGTGCTACATCTTCACCAAGATGGCTAAGAGTAAGGACAGTTGTAGTGGGAACAAATGGTACTACATATAGTTCTAGTTACTCTACACCAATTTAATAGGAGAATAATGATAACAAAATTTGGAAAAAGATTTTTAACCGATCAAATGGCTGGCAACGTATCTGGTTTAAATAAGGACATTGCCATAGGAATTGACTACACCGCAGATACTGAAAATGATACTAGACTTGGGTTCGAGTTCTACAGAGTTCCAGTTTCATTTGGAACTACAGATATACAAACATTAGACGGAATCACATCTTACTCAGTAATTTTTAAAGCAACAATTCCACAAGATGTTGAAGGTCACATTAACGAGATAGGTCTTTATCCATCAACAAGGTCTTCAATAAATAACTTTGACAGTAAATTTATAACAGATTTTGCAACCTACACAGACTGGACAGACACAGACGGATTTAAATCAGACTATTTAACTGGAAGCCAAAGAATTGGAAACACTATACTACTTATGCAGTCAGCTGCAACTTCTGCAAACGAATATATTCAAAACACAGTTAATTTAGATTTATCTGGATATAGCGCTAATGATACTTTAAGATTGGCATATTACAAACAAGATGAAAATTTAGCATCTATAAAAATTAGATTCTATAGCTCAGACACAGAATATTTTGAAAAAGTAATTACACCAGCATCTGGGACTGGAAACAAATTAACTGCAGACATCCCAATGTCAGAAATTTTTAATGGGGCAACAGCCGTAGCACCAGATAAGTCATCTATTATAAAAATAGGAATAATTATAACCCCATCTGCAGGACAGACAACTTACGTTGGATTTGATGGATTAAGAATAAATGATGAAGACACATTTGATCCAAACTTTGGATTAATTGGAAGATCTGTTGTATCTACAACAACTACAGTGTCTGGAGTATCTGGGCAAAGTACTATAACGGTAGGTTCTGTTAATAATTTATTTATAGGACAACCCGTATCTGGAACTGGAATAGCGACAGGTGCTTTAATTAGCAGCATATCAGATACAACAATTACCCTTTCATTAAGCAATACAGGAACAGTTTCTGGAAATGGAACTTTTTATGGAATTAAAAAACTTGCTGGAAGATCTTTAGATCTTGAGTATAAATTAGATTTGGACTGGAATATCTAGGATGGCAGCGTATCAAGATTTGTTAAAAGATAACTCCGTTGCAGTTGAAAACGGAAATTATTTTATTGTAACAGTAACAGACCTTGATTTAAATGAAAACTATCCAATTCAATTTAGATGGAAATACCAAGATGGCACATTTGGATTATGGTCAGCATCTAAACTATTAACAACCATAGGAGAAACTTTACCAGGAAGTCCAAATTTATCTTTAACAGATGTTGTTGGCGATGATGGATTTATTAAAATTACTTGGAACGGTAATGATAAATCTGGTAAGCCAATAACAAATATAGATAGAGTAGATATTTTTATTGATGGATCTCCATTTGATGCAACAAAAGCTGCAGCAAGCTTTAAGGTAGCTGGAACACAAACAATAGCAGCACCAGCAGGAGATTATTTAGTAGCTCTATACGCTATTTCAAGCTATGGAAGTAAATCAGCGGTCAGCGATGCAAGACTTGTAACTGTTTATAAATCTGGACAATCTGCTATAAACCCAGAAGACCCTTCTGCACCAGAAGTAACAGCAGGACTAGCATCAGTAATTGTTGAGTGGGATGGAAAGAAAAATGACGGAGAAGGCGGAGTTGAAAATTTTACTCCAGGGTCTTTTGCGGGAGCAAAAGTATTTATTGGTACCACTGCAGATTTTGTCACAAGTGATAACAATTGGGTACATACATTAAACTTTGCAAACGGATCTAATAAGGTTTCAATAGGAGTAGGCACAGTTATTAATAAATCTACTGGCGCTACATTACAATATGGAGTTCCTTATTATGTAAAAATAGACACAATTAATTCTAATAATTTAGCCAACGGACAACCAGTATCAGCAAGCGGAAACCCAATAACAGTAGATATGCTTCCTGCAAGCGAAATTAAAACAGGATTCCTAGACGCAGATGCTTATATTAAAGCTGGCGCAAGTGGTGGAGCAAGAGTTGAAATAGGTGGATCTACTACACCATTAGTTATTTATGGAACAGATGGAACAACAGAATTATTAAAATTTACTGGAGGGTCTACAGGAACATTAGCTATTAATGGATCTGGAACATTTACTGGAAATCTTTCTATTGGCACAGGCGATACAGTTTTCAAAGCAGAGCCAGCAACTGGAATATGGCTAGGAGACGCAGACTATGCAGACGCAGATTTTAGAGTTGCAACAAATGGTGTTATAAGAGCAAAAGCAGGAACTGTTGGAGGATGGAACTTAGCAGAATCGTATTTACAAAACTCAACAGGTACACTTAAAATAAATAGCGGAGATAGTCCATCTATTTATCTGGGGCCAGCTTCTGGCGCACATATAAGACTGTCACCAGATTCAATAACACATTATAATGGCGGATCACCAAGTAATAAGTTTACATTAACAACATCAAACGGAAATATATATTTATCTGGAAATATTACAGCAGGATCTAATATTACTGGATCTACAATTACTGGAAGTACCATAACTGGATCAGATATTAGCTCTACTGGTATCGGGGCCTATAACGGTACACTAACAATAAGTGGAGGATACATAACTCATGGCAGCGGAGTTTGGATTAACTCTCCTGAATTTTCAGTAGGTACATTTGCTGGTAACGTTGGATATTTTAGTACAAAAACAGATGGAAGCTCTTATTTAGGAAATAGTAATTCATCTAGTTTAGCTTTTAGAATAGATATTTCCCAATCTGGAACTTTTGCAAGGGGATACCATTTAAATAATCTTGGAGCCGCAGAGTTCCATCAGCCAGATCCAAACGGGTACAGTCCATCAAGAACAGTTGTTGTTGGAGACGGTGATGGTTGGCTACACACAGGAAGAGCATTTTACTATGGATCACAAGGAACTTCTTCAACAATTAATAGTGTAACTGGCTCCGCCCGAATAGGCGACATATTTTTTAGTACGAGTTGATAATATGACAGTATGGACAAAAACTGGAAACTCTACTTGGACAAAAATAAACTCTATATTTAATAAAACAGGTGCAACTACTTGGACAGAACTTTTAGGGGTATGGGTAAAAACGGCAGCAAGTACATGGACAAGAGTATTTACAAGATTGTCAGTTCCAGCCAATACAGTGGCACCAGCAATTACTGGCAGTCAATATTTATACGGCACATTAAGTGGAACACTTGGAACATGGACAGCACCAAATGGAACTAACTCTTATGCTAGACTATGGCAAAGTGCTGCAAACAGCAACGGAACTCCAGGATCATATTCAAGTACGGGTGGAACATCTAGTACATTTACAACTACTTTAAATGAAAATGGCAGATGGGTTAGATTAAGAGTAACTGCAACAAATTTAAGTGGAGACTCTGTTGCATTTTCAAATGAAGTTTTAATTACAAAATACGCCCCAGTAGCCTTAACAATTCCAGTAATTAGCGGATCTCCATCAGTTAATTCAACTTTAACAGCATTAACAACGGTTGGTACATATTGGAAAAATACTACAACAAATTCAGGGGACACAGCACCAGATAGTTTTTCTTATAGATGGCATCAAGGAGATACTGGAAATAACATAGGAACAGATTCCTCTACATATATTGTTCAACCCTCCGATATTGATCACACAATAAGAGTAGAAGTAACAGCTACAAATACTGGTGGATCTGCATCTTCAACAAGCAGTGCAACATCAACAGTCGGTCAGGCGGTAGGAATATCAAATATTGCATTTAAAGATTCAAATGATAATAATGGATTTAACAATAGAGGTAACTTAGTTACTGCAACATCAACAAAATTAAGTTGGAAAGTTTCTGGTATAAATTCTTTAACAACATTTAGAGTAAGATATAGAGTATTTAATAATCAAACCTCAGCGTACTGGAACCCATACACAGTGACAGCAGCAGCTGCATCTGCGGCATGGGATGAATACGTATCTGACTATTACAATACTGGGGGCATCAGCAATGTAACGATATCAGGTAGTGATGCTTATTTGTATGATGTATTTCAAATTAATGAAACATTTAATGGGTCAACATATGGTGGTGGAATTTCAAGGTGGACATGGGAGTATGAAATAAGTGCAGTGATAGCTGGAGTTAGATATTATTGGGTACCAGGCGACACTGTTAGTACATCACAAACTAATGATTATTATAATATTGATCCTACGTCTTTGGGCACTATTACTGCTACACCAACTTCTGGTGGCCCAGGAACATCTGTAACGTTTTCAGGAACAATTCAGAGTTATCCCTCAGCATTAAATTCCTATCCATATGCGTATAGAGTTGTTTATGGAGATGGAAATAGTAGTGGTTGGATCAACCAATCATATGGAACTGCTAATCCAACTTACAGCTTATCAAATATCTACAATTCAACTGGATCTTATACCGCTTATGTAGAAACAATACCAAATTATTCATTCAATACAGCATCAGTATCAATTCAAAATGTCTTAACAGCACCATCTATTTATAATGTAACTGCTGGTGATTCTAGTGGACAACCAGTGTCAGTTTACTTTACTGGAGGGTCTGGTCCTTTTTATCAAATGTACTGGACTACTGGATCTGCGCCAACAAGCGCAGTAACACCAGATGGTTCAGGATCATCTAATCCAGTAATTGATCCTTCTGGACCTACTGTTGCAAGCTCTCCTAGCGTTATTTGGTATGCATATATTAGGTCTGTCTCATCAGTTGGAGAAACAAGTGTTGGTCCTTCAGCACTAGCAAGCGCTTGGAGCGTTGGATATCAGTTTACTGTTACTCAAGCCCCAATTATTCCTACCATATCTGGATTAAACGCAACTTCAATAGGTACTACTAGCGCAACAATTTCTTGGTCTTCTACAAATCAATCTTCATATAGTATAAGCGGAGGCCCAACATTTTTAACTGGTACTACCTCTAAGTCAGTAGTTTTAGGTGGTTTATCCCCAAGTACTTTTTATAATATTACAGTAACGGTAACATCTTCTAGCGGTAACACAGCTGAGGCTAGCGTTGGATTTAATACAGCATCTTCATTCGTTACTCCCTCTATATCATTAAGTACTAACCCACCAGCATTTGCTAGATCAGGATCAACATTTAACTGGGGATGGAACAACGCTTTTTGGAGTGGAAGTACTTCTGGAAACCCTAGCTACCCATGGAGAATTCGTTCTGGAAGCTCTAGTGGAACCATTATTGCCAGCGGAACTAGATCATACACAACAGGAACTAGAAGCGTTGGAGGCACCCAATATAATTACAGAATAGGAACAACAGATGGAGATACTCCAACAACTACTGCTGGTAGGTGGGGAAGCTATCAAGCAACAATATTAGGAACTAATGGTCAGACATATTCTTCAGGATTCTCGGCTAGCGTATAAAATGACCTTTACAGGTTATTTAAAAATGATATAATAGAACAAATATAAGAAAGGTAAATTAATGACAAGCCCTGATTTAAATAATGAACAAAAAATAGCAATAATTAATGCCCATATTATGGAATTAAAAGCCGAACAATACAGTCACGAAATTAGAAAAGTAGAACTAGAAACAATATCAAGCACGGATAATGAAATTTATTCAAATATTGTTAGAATAATTGGAGACTATAATTTACAAATTTCTACTCTAGAGTCTTTAAAATCTAACTTGCCAGCATGAATTTAAATGCTATAATACAAAAGGAGGAAAAATGACTATTAACTTAACAAAAGAAGAAAAAGCTCAGATTATATCTTCGCATATCAAAAATTTAAATTATACAAAATATAATTTAGAAATTGATATTGTTCAGGAAAATGCTAAGGCCACCCCATCAGCAAGTGCATTAACTAATTTTAATACACAAATAGATGAGGTTGACGATCAAATAGCAGCACTTCAAACACAACTAACAGCAGTTAATGCTTTAACGGAATAGAGATAAATTGGAAAAAGCAGAACTAGTAATAACAGCACTACAACAGCGTATAGGGGAAATTGTATCTAATTATGAAACTCAGATTGCAGTACTACGTGCAGAAATTACTCAACTTATTGATGAAAAGCAGGAACGTGAAAAGTCTATTCAAGAATACTCAGACTCTCTTAATAACATCACCGACTAATTTCCCTTCAGGAATTGCGGTTAAAACCGATAAGGCAACTTATTGGATTAAAGACGGAAAGAGATATAAATTGATTTCGGACAGGGCTTCAAAGTCTTGGTCATTTGCTACAGCAAATGCAACAGAAGAGGCATTATCGTTAATCAAGATTGCAGGAAAACTTGGGTTTAGAGACGGCTCTTTGATAAAGAATATAGCAGATGGTAAAATATATTTAATATCACAAAATAAAAAGAGACATATTGTAGACCCAGATTCATTTACTAAATACGGCCTAGATAGATCAAAGGTTATAGAGGTAAGCGAGTCGGAATCAAATGCTCATGATTTAGGAGAAAATTTATAATGGCAGAAACATGGAAGTCCGTAGTATTCAATGAGGGTGCCCCACTAGATCCTAATGATTTAAATCAATTACAAACTAATTTAACAAACGTATTTAACACATCTAAGTCTTTATTAAATGCAACTAAAGATGCCTCTGGCACAAATAGAGTTGCAATTATTGACTCAAATGTAGAAACAATTCCATTAAGTGGAAAAGCAAACATAGCCTCTTCAGCATATCCAGTAACATTTAGTTCTTCATTTAATTCTGGAACCGAAATATCATTTACGGCCTCTGTAGGAGACGTACCCTTATCGGGAGCTGGAGTCATATCTGTTGCAGCCGTTGTAACACCTGGAACTCTAAGCGGCAAGATATATGTTACAACTAGTTTAGCAAAGGCTGGTTCAGTTAAAGTGAACTGGATTGCAGCCCAATTAAAAGACATTTAATACTTGACGATATTTAACAATATGCTACAATTCCATGTGGTATGCAAAGTCACGAAACCGTGACTTTTTTAATTTAAGGAACAAAGAATGTCAAATGATTTAAAATGGATGCTTTCATCAGATCAGCAATTTCCGTACCAAGATGATAAAATGATTGATCTTTGGTTTAAAGTAATGAAATGGTTTAAGCCAGACGTTGTAGATTATCTTGGCGATACAGATGATCAGGCATGCTACAGTAAATATACTGATGGTAAACCAACAGAATTTTTAAAGGCATACAAGAACGATGATGTAACTAATGACCTAGAGTTAATGTTAAAAGATATGAAAATTGAAGCAAGCGGTGCTAGAGAATTTTATGCTAAGACAAGGAAAATGCTTCCGAAGGCTCAACTGTTTTCTGCTCTAGGAAATCACGATATAAGAATATTTGATTACCTAGATAAAAAGATTCCAGAGTATGCAAAGCACGTAACCCCAGAAGCTTTATGGAGTTTAGATTCTTTAGGATACGATTATATATATTATGATAGTTTGCCTAAGAAACGATTTGGAGATATCCATGTTCACCACGGACTTTCAATATCAGCAACTGGAGCAGTAAGAAAAGATATGGAAGATATGCAGGTTTCATTAATTAGAGGACATTCTCATAGAATTGCTTCTCATATGGTAACCTATGAACTTAGAAATAACGGAAAAGGCGAAACTCTTAGAGGATATGAGATTGGTCACATGTGTGACGAAAAAGGTCCAGGAATGAAGTATACTCAACATCATGATTGGCAAAAGGGATTTGCTATAGCACATATTGAAAATGGAAAGTATCCACACGTACAAATGATACATGTATCCCCAAATTATACATGCGTAGTTGATGGAAAGACGTTTGCTTTATAATGTGGTGTCAAAAATGTAAAGGAAGAGTTTTTGTAGATAGAGTGTTTTCTCAAAAACTTCACATAGAACTTTTTTGCATTCTTTGTGGAAAAAGATGGATGATTAACAAAGAGACGAATAGGTTTGGTAAATGGTTAGAAAAAAAAGATCAGGCGTACGCAAAAAATTCCTCTATTTCTTCTTAAACGATAAATTACATAAAGTAATTAGATTGTCTAGGGCGAAAGACGAACTAGTAGCATGGTCATACCTAGATAAAAAAAGAGTCCTGTATTCATTTTCAGATGTACAAAAGAATATGGAAACAGCATATACAATGAAACAAGCTGGACAAATATTGGGCAGGCACAAAGTTACAATTGAAGAGTATATACTTCAAGGTAAAATAAGCAGACCTCAGAAGGTATACCCAATAAGTAATCCAAATAGCAGATGGTATAAATTTATGTTTAGTGAATCTAGTATACTTAAAATACACGAGTATATACTCGAAGCTGGATATTCTAAAAATTTACCCTCAAAGGCAGAATTGCAGGCCCTTCTCAAACACAACATGATATTGTATACTAAGACCGCTGACGGATTCGTACCAGTATGGAAGGCGGAGTAATGTCTAATAGAGTTGTTGTATGCGATATATGCAATAAAGAAATAGACTTACGCTGGGCAATATTTGCAAGTGATACTTTAAGACGACATATTAAGGCGGAGCATAAGTAATGTCAGAAACAAAAGTAAAGGTGGATCTTTCATTTACTAGAAATCTTGGTAATTATGAAAGCATTAAAATTAGTATTGGTGTAGAGGACGATGTTCGCTCTGGGGAAAATGTCGACTCAGCCACAGAAAGAGTGTATAAGTTTGTTGAAGAAAAATTAATTAAAAAAACTCAAGAAATAGAAGAAGAGCTAAACAGTGGAAAATAATTTAGAAATTTTACAGGTTGATAAAAACAAGCAGCCATATGTTATGCTTTGGAAGTACGAAAAGTTGTATGAAGAAAAATATGGCAAAAAGCCGATGTTAAATAAATATAGAGATAAGTCAGCTATGAAAGATGTAATTGAAAGTGTTGGGTTTGAAAGGGGCATGGATCTTTTAGAATATTATTTTAAAACACCAAAGTATGGACACCCACTTATATTTTTTTTATATAATTTTGATAGAATGGACCGTGCAGAAAAAGAATTAATTAAGGATAAAAAGAATCGTAAACTTTTAAGAGAAGCAACTAAGAAGATGGTAGAGGGCGAAGAGTGAATACAGAAGCAACAGTAATATCGGCGGTTTGCAAAAACAAAGACATAAGCACTTTGCTTGCAGATAACGTTGATGATTTATTTACTTCGCATAGAGATGTATGGGATGGCCTAAAGTCATACTATTATAAGTTTAAATCAGTTCCAGAAATTGGAGTATTACAAGAAAAATTTAAAGACTTCGACCCAGACATAAATGTTAAAGCCGAAACTGGATACTATTTAGATAAATTAAAAAATGAATATCTTTCTTCTAGGTTAAAGTCAATTATGTTGCAGGGCGGAGCAGCGCTTAAAGAAGATGCTGCATCTAGAGTCTTATCTGATATGCAAAGTAAACTTGCTGGGCTATCTAGATTTACAAACAACGTAAGAGATTTAGACGTAACAGACCTAGAGTCAGCAGAGCGACACTTTATGTCTGTGAAAGATAGATCATTAGCAATGGGTGGAAGCCCAGGAATTAAAACTGGATTTCAAGCAATAGACACAGCATATCCAACTGGAATGGCACCAGGACATTTAATTGTTGCAATTGGTTGGCCAGGAAAAGGTAAAACGTGGTTTACATCGTATCTTGCATGCAAAGCTTGGGAGCAAGGATTTAAGCCAATGATTATTTCTCTCGAGATGTCTCCAGAAAATATGCGTGATCGCATTTATACAATGTTAGGATCTGGCTTATTTAAAGCTAGCGATTTATCTAAGGGAGATATTAATATAGATGACTTCAAATCATGGGGTCAGAAAAAGTTTGAAGGGAAAAATAGTTTTGTATTAGTTTCAAATGAGGGAGCTGGCGATGTTACACCTGCTACAATCCAGGGAAAGATTGATCAGCACAAGCCAGATTTGGTTATCTTAGACTATCACCAACTATTTAATGATAACAAAAGAAGCAATTCTGAAGTGGAAAGAAATAGAAACGTGTCTCGTGAATTTAAGTTATTGGCTGTAACAAATAACATACCTGTCATTGATATCACAGCAGCAACCGCAGACGATATATCAGATCAAGATAATCCACCAATGATGTCTCAAGTTGCTTGGTCAAAGGCAATCGAATACGATGCAGATATGGCACTTGCCGTACACAGACACCCAGGCACAAATTTAATTGAAATTGTTTCTAGAAAAAATAGACATGGAACTGAGTTTGCCTTTCATTTAGATTGGGATATTAACAGAGGTATTATCAAAGAATTGTACGATTATGTACCAGCACAAACAAATTAAAAGATTTAATATAGATGTAGAGTTTAAAGACGACTCAGATATAATTAGGCTCAAACATCAATATGAAAGTATGCTAACTCATAAAATGAGAGACAAGGGATATTCAAGGGTACTTGACATAGACACCTCATTTTCGGTAGAATTTACTGGTACAACATGGAGATTCTTAATGACTCTTTATGGTATATATACAGGAAGGCGGAAAGCATGGCAATCAGAGGGAATAACACAGGGCAAGTTAGTTCCACGCAATATGCACCCAGCCATATAAAATCTGTTATAAAGGAAATTGGTTTAAGGATAATTAGCGAGTCAAATAATAATTTGGTTATATATTGCCCATTTCATAATAATACCCATAGCCCTAGTTTTTATATTAGCGAAGAAAATGGAGCATGGCTTTGTTTTAATCCGTCATGTGGAGAAACTGGAAACATAATTCAATTAGTTAAACGCATTGCAGGTAAAAATGATTTTGAAGCTATTAGATTAATTACATCAAAAGAGTCACAGGCACTAGATAATTTTGACGAAGCCCTAAGTCAGATGTTTGAAGATAAACCAGATTTTGTAGAGTTTGATCAAAAAAAACTTGACGACTTATCTTTAGAATTAACTTTAAATAAACCCGCTAGAGATTATTTTGAGTCTCGTGGAATCAATGAACAATCTATGAATTATTTTAAATTAGGATATTCTGAGGCACAAGGCATGGTTATTGTCCCAGTTCATAGTCCAGACGGTACTCCAGTAGGACTAGTAGGCAGATCAATATCTGAAAAGAAATTTAAAAATAGCACAAACCTTCCTAAGAATAAAACTCTATTTAATATACATAGGGCAAAAAGAATTGGTGATCAAGTTATTATTGTTGAATCTAGTTTTGATGCAATAAGAATACATCAATCTGGATTCCCAAATGTTATTGCCACATTGGGCGGACATATATCTACAGATAATTTAAAGTTATTAAATAGATATTTTAATAAAGTAGTAATAATGACAGACGCAGATCAGGCTGGCAGAGAATTAGGAATGTCAATTTCTAGTAAATTAAAAAATAAAGACATCTTGTGGGCTTCGCATTCTTATGGTAAGATATACCCTCATGATGCAAAAGATGCAGGAGACATGACTGAGGATGAAATTAAGCTTTGTATTAACAACGCTGTTTCTGATATAGAATACAAATCCTGGAGCTTGTGATATAATACAGTTACAGATGGATTTATACCATCAACTATAGAAAAGAGGAAATAAAATGGGTCTAGTAAAAGGACTAAAAGATTTAAATAAGGTAATGGATAAACCGCAATCATCTGGCGGAGATAGCTCAAGAGCACGTTGGGTTAAATTGGATGACGCAGAAAGTGTTAAAATTAGATTTCTTCAGGAATTAGATCCTGACTCTCCCCACTATAATGAAAAAAATAGTTTGGGATTTATTGCAGTAGAACACACGAACCCAAAAGACTATAAGCGTAAAGCTTTATGTACAATTGACGATCAAGGAAAATGTTGGGGATGTGAACAACATCGTAAAGATTACAAAGCAGGATGGAAAGGCCGTTCTCGCCTATACATCAATGTTCTTGTAGATGATGGTAAAGAAGATCCATATGTTGCCATCTTGTCTCAGGGTAGTAGCGGAAAGACTATTACTCCTACATTAATTGAATATGCTGGCGAAATGGGTAGCATATCAAATTTAGTGTGGCGCATCAAGCGTACAGGCACAAAGACAGACACCAGTTATACATCAATCCCTCTTGCCAAAGATGAAAAACCATTTGATTCATCTGGACTGGAATTGTATGAATTGGAAAAGGTTGCAGTTCGTGACCTACCCTATACAGAGCAAGAAGCCTTCTTTAATGGTGAAGGTGGAGAAGAGCCATCAAACGCAACAGGTAGCGTAGAGTGGTAAATTAAATAGACTTAGGGGTGGCTATTGCCACCCCTAGTTTTATTTAGTAAAATCCATATATGATAACTTATGAGATACCAGATCCATTTGCCACTTTTGTAAGAAATAGAAACATAAACTGTGTTGGTTCAACATATGATTATTTTTCTAAAGAGTGGAGTTTTAAATGCTCAACATGTTCAGAAGTTATGTTTGCTCCAAGTAAAAAAACAATAATAAAAACCAGACTTTATCACACAAGAAATATTTGCTTAGGCGGTTACTAATGAGTTTTACACACCTACACGTTCACAGTTATTACTCTTTAATGGATGGACTTAATTCTCCAAAAGAGCTATGCCAAGCGGCATTAGATGCTGGACAAACAGCTATTGCTATTACAGACCATGGCACACTATCATCACACCGTGAAATGCAAATTGCTGCAAAAGAATTAGGCATTAAGCCAATTCTTGGAGTAGAAGCCTACATATCTCCAACAGATAGATTTGATAGGTCATCTAAAACAGATAAAAGTATTCAAGCCTATAATCATATTATTTTATTGGCAAAAAACCAAAATGGATTAAAGAATATTAATAGTTTGCAAGAAATTGCATGGAACGAAGGCTTCTATCACAAGCCACGTATTGATATGGAGATTTTAAAAGAATATGCAAAAGATATTATTGTTCTTTCTGGATGTCTTAATGGACTTATTAGTAAGTGTATTGAAAAGGGAGAGTTTGAGGAAGCGAAAATTATTCTTAAAGATTTTAAGAAAACTTTTGGCGAAGATTTTTACATTGAAGTTCAATCTCATAACCCCAAAGAAATAAATGAAAACTTATTAAATCTAGCAGATGAACTAGGAATTAAACCAGTTGCAACTGGAGATGCTCATTTTGCCAAAGGCGAAGATAAAATTTTAGAAGAAGCCATGCTAATTCTATCTACCTCACCTAAGTCTGATAAAGAAGCAGATTTTGAAATGTCTAGAAACATGAATAACATGTTAGATAGATTTAATTATCTTTATCCTGACCGTAGAATTTCATTCCAAGACTATAATTTATTTATTCAATCTAGATCAGAGATTGAATCTGATTTTAATAAGGCTGGAATTAAACGAGTAGACATTTATGAGAATACCACTGAGATATCCGAAAAAATTGGAGAATACGATTTTAACAGGGGTTTAGACCTACTCCCTATCCCAAAGACCAACGCCGACCAAAAGCTGTCTGATATGGCCTTTGAAGGCCTAGAAAGGCTACGCCTGAGAGAGAACTGGCTGGGAAATGACGTATATGACCAAAGGCTTATAGAAGAGCTTGAGATTATTAAAGATAAAAATTTTGCCTCCTATTTCTTAGTTGTTGCAGATATGATTAATTGGGCTAAAGAAAATGGTATTATGGTTGGGCCTGGACGTGGTTCTGCTGCAGGATCTTTAGTTTGTTATGCATTAGGAATTACTGATGTAGACCCAATAGAATATGACTTATTGTTTTTCCGATTCATTAATCCAGATCGTAATGACTTCCCAGATATCGACACAGACTTTGAAGACCGTCGTCGTAAAGAGGTTAAAGATTATCTTAAGAAAAAATTTAAACACGTAGCATCAATTTCTACATATACATATTTTAAAGATAAAGGTGTTATTAGAGATGCAGCCCGTGTATTTATGGTTCCTCTACAAGACGTAAATCGTGCACTAAAATCAATTGATACTTTTGAAGACTATATGGAATCTCCAAACACTAAAGAATTTAGAATGAAGTATCCAGAAGTAACATGGCTAGCAGAAAGACTGCGTGGCAAAATTAGAAGCGTTGGTGTTCATGCTGCTGGTGTTGTTGTTGCTAAAGATGACCTTAGAAATTTTGCACCGATAGAATCAAGGGCAGACGCACAAGATCAAGTTTCTGGACGCATACCAGTAGTTGCATACGACATGGATACGGTTGCAGATATCGGGCTAATTAAACTAGACGCATTAGGGCTAAAAACACTTTCCGTTATTTCAGACACGATAAAAGCTATTAAAGAAAGACACAACAAGGATATAGTTTTATCAAATTTATCTATGGACGATAAAGAAGTTTATAAGGTGCTAAGCGAAGGATATACAAAAGGAGTGTTTCAAGCTGAAGCAACTCCGTACACAAATCTATTAATTAAAATGGGTGTTGATAAATTTGAAGATCTTGCTGCTTCAAACGCCCTAGTACGGCCAGGAGCAATGAATACTGTAGGAGCCTCCTATATTAAACGAAAACATGGAGAAGAAGCGGTATCGTATGTTCATGAAATTATGAAACCTTTTACCGAGAATACATATGGTGTTATCATATATCAGGAGCAGGTCATGCAGGCCTGTGTACACTTAGGTGGTATGTCTTGGTCAGAAGCTGATAAGGTTCGCAAGATTATCGGAAAGAAAAAGGATGCAAAAGAATTCGACCAATTCAAGGATCAGTTTATTGCTGGGGCTTCAAAACACATTTCTGAGAAAAAGGCCCAGTCTTTATGGAGTGACTTTGAGGCTCATGCTGGCTACTCTTTTAATCGTAGTCATGCTGTTGCTTATTCCATGCTTAGTTATTATACGGCTTGGCTTAAAAAGTATTACCCTCTTGAATTTATTTTTTCAATTCTTAAAAACGAAAATGATAAAGACAAAAGAACAGAATATTTAATTGAGGCTAAAAGATTAAACCTTAAAGTATTACTGCCTCACATTAATGAATCTGAACTTTATTTTTCATTAAAAGAAAACGCAATTCAATTTGGATTAGCTGAAGTTAAATTTATTTCAGATAGCATTGCAAATAAAATTATAGAAAGAAGGCCTTATGCCAATTATTCCGATTTCGTACAAAAAGCCTCTACGAAAGGTAGTGGGATTAACAGTAGGGCTGTATCTGCTCTTAATGCTATTGGCGGTTCTGCTTTCGAGGACAATCTCAGAGACGGTAAGGAAAAAGAAAACTACTACGAATACTTAGGAATTCCTACATTTAATTTAGAATCTATTCCACCTAGAATTAAGGCACAAGCAAAACCAATTGAAGAGTTTGATGACTTAGGATCTTTTCCCATGTTTGGTATGGTTAAAAGTATTAAAAGAGGAACTGGCTGGGCAAGAGTTGAGTTAGTAGATGAAACTGGATCTATAGGTTTATTTCATAATGAGCAAACTCAAATAGAGACTGGACAAATGTATTTTATTCTTGTTGGAGATAATAGAATAGCAAGATACATTAAAATAAACGACATGGACCCGAACGGCTCAGATTTATTTGTAGACTATTTATATAGAAAAGAATATGACATGGAAGATGACGAGCAGATAGTTATTAACTTTAGTCCATATAAAACTAAAGCTGGAAAAACAATGGCACACATCGTGATGTCCGATAAAAATAAACAATTAACTAGAGCAATTGCATTCCCAACAATGTATACAAAAGTTTTAGCAAGAATGCGTGAAGGAATGAAAAGCAAACCAGTTCTGTCAAAATTAGATGACGGTACATTAATGATAAAGGAGATAAAGTGACCCAAACACCAGCAGAAGTATATAAAGCAATGAGCGCTACTAACATTCTAGTAGCTATTTTAGAATCACAAAAAAAGATATCTATTCCTATAGATGTATTTTTAAATGCGTCAAAAGGAGATAAAAATTTAAATGTTGAGTATGACGAAGATACATCTTCATTTGTATTTGAGTTAAAGGAGAAAATTGAACAGCCAGATGATAATCAGAATGCTGATGCAGAACCAAATATCTAAAACCCCTACTCCTATTTTAAATAAAAGGTCAAAAGACTTTAATTATAATGACACAGAGCCTGATTTTAATGCTATAATGGGCATATAGAGAAAGAAAACAATGACAATTTTAATAGATGATGTATTGGCAAAATTAGATCCAAAAACAAGAGCAAGAGTTCAGTCAGCACAAGATATAAAAGTTGAAAAACAAGCTACGCCAAGCATAGGATTAAATTTATCCCTAAAGGGTGGCCTTGGATACGGTAGACAAGTTTTGGTTTGGGGAAATAAGTCTGCTGGCAAATCATCATTTTGTTTACAAATGATTGCTATTGCACAAAAAGAAGGAAAGACGTGTGCTTGGATTGACGCAGAAGCATCATATGATCAATCATGGGCAGAGCAATTAGGAGTAGACTCATCAAAGTTAATTTATTCTTCGGCTAAAACAGTTAACGATATGGTTGATGTTGCAACTAAACTTATGGACGCAGGAGTAGATTTAATTGTAGTAGATTCAATATCTGCTTTGCTTCCAGCAATTTATTTTGAAAAAGATGGAAATGAAATGAAAGATTTGCAAGACACCAAACAAATAGGTGCAGAAGCAAAAGACATGACACACGCAGTTAAAATGTTAAACTATGCAAATAAAAACACATTGCTTGTTCTTATTTCACAACAAAGAAATCAATTTGGATCTATGCATGCTAGCCATATTCCAACAGGAGGCATGGCAGTAAAATTCTTTTCTTCTACGGTAATTAAATTATGGTCTTCTGAAGCTGAGGCAAATGCAATTAAAGCTGGAGTTAAAGTTGGAGATAAAATTATTGAACAAAGAGTTGGAAGGCCAGTTAATTGGATTATTGATTACAATAAACTAGGGCCCCCAAATTTATCAGGACAGTATGACTTTTATTACCAGGGAGAAACTCTTGGTGTGGATTCGGTAGGAGAAACTTTAGATGTTGCTGAAATGGTTGGAGTTGTTGAAAAGGGTGGAGCATGGTACACCGTTAATGGAGAAAGATTTCAAGGACGTGCAAAAGCTGTTCAGTATTTAAAAGAGAATCCAAAAGTTGTTGAAGTACTTAAAAGGGGCATAGATGCCAAAAATTAATGAGTTTTTTAAAAAACCAGAAATTTTGCATAAAAAAGATTTAGAATTAATTCCTGGAACAAAACCTTGCGGCAAGTGCAATAAAGATGCACAAGAATCTTTTTGGGACCCAACAAATTTAATTATGTCCTGGAAATGTCCAGACGGACATAGCAATCAGTATAAGGTTAACTAATGTCTGAAAGGTCGGAGGCTAAACGTGACGGAGCAAAACAACAAAAAAATAGTGGACGTGGTGATTATCAAAAAGGTGACGCTCAATGGAGAGATTTTGTGGTGGATTATAAAGAGTACGAAAAGTCAATCTCTATTTCGCAAAACATATGGGCTAAAATTTGTACAGATACTTTTAAGGTCAGCAGGGATAAGTATCCAGTACTTAAACTAATACTTGGCTCTACTAGCAGTAAAACAAGGCTTGCTGTTATTGAATGGGCACTTTTAGAACAACTAATAGAATGTTGGGAGGAAAATAATGGGATCAAATAATAAAATACCTTTTAATCCTACTGTTATTAAAAATGGTAGAATAGTAAGAATTAGAAAAGATGGATCAATTAAAGCAGATTTAGGTCTATATAAACCTAAAAAGAAAACAGATAAATGATTAAATTTTTTATAGGAGTTTTAATTGGATTTTTAATCGCATATCCAATAGGGTTATGGGCTGGATATTATACTGATTGGATAAATAGAGATGGAAAATAAATCTGATTCAAAAAACACATTAGAATTAATTAGCGATATTACTGAATTTAATGATTTACATGAGTTTATGAAGGATGAACATTTAGATAAAGCTCTTGCAATTGTGGTAAAATTGTTAATGAACCCAGATGTGCCTTCAGCTAAAGCACCTCATTTAATTATGGAGCTACAGGCAATGTCTACTAAATTTGCAGTTATGTCTTCTGTATACTCAACTATTATGAAAGATAAAGCTGGAACAGTTAATAATAATAAAAAGAATGTATATTATTCAGTAAAAGAGTCTATAGACAAACTTGTTGATGCCCTTAAATATGTTGTTAGGTACAACTCATAAATGAGTAGAGAAATAGTAAAGAACCTTAAGTTTAAAAAACATACTGGAAAATTCTTCGACCCAGAACTTTTTGCAAATCTTCTCGATGAGTCTTATAGAAATACAAAACGTCCAAGCGGAGAAATGACAAAGAAATCTTTTAGCCCAAGCTCACTTGGGTATGGTCATGGCACTTGTCCAAGATATTGGTACATGGCATTTTCTGGCGCTATGTTTATAGACGACAACGACGCTGTTGCTGTTGCTAATATGGCTCAAGGAACTCAAGCACACGAGAGACTTCAAAAACTTATTTCTACTATGCCAGAGTGGAAAGCAGAAGAAGAAGAAATTGTTAATGAGTATCCACCAATTAGAGGGTTTATAGATCTTATTATGGAATACGATGGCGAAACAGTAATTGGTGAAATAAAAACAGCAAAGCAAGAGGTTTGGGACATAAGGCAGTCAGAAATGAAACCTACAGCAAACCATTTGTTGCAATTATTAACTTATATGAAATTAAAAAAAGCAAAAGAAGGATTTTTTCTTTATGAAAACAAAAACACACAGGAGCTAATAGTCATTCCAGTTTCCATGAATGAAAAAAATACAGCAATTATTGAAGAAACTTTTACTTGGATGTGTGAAGTTTGGGATAACTTTAAAGATGGAGATCTTCCAATGAAGCCATCTGGAGCTACAAAATCTAAAATGCCTTGCACCTATTGCCCAGTTAAAAAAGAATGCTACGCAGGACTTACTGGAACAGTTCAAATAGAATCTTATAAGGTACCATCTATATGATTTGTTTTAATAAAGAATGTGGTAAAGATTTTGAACCCAAAACGCATAATCAAAAATATTGTAATGAACAGTGTTGTCGTATTTCTACAAATAGAAAAATAATGGAAAAATATTATGAAAAAAAAGCAATTAAAAATGGGGCACCAAGAATTTGTAAATCTTGTAAAACTAAATTAAGCAGATATAATCAGCAAAAGGTGTGCTCTTCTTGTGAAAAAAATATTAATCAGGAAGCTAAAGCAGCAATATGGAGCATACTAAATGAACTTAGCTAGTTTAGTTAAAACTAAAGCAAACAGAGTTTTGGGGATAGATGCCTCCACTAACTCAGTAGCATTTTGTTTAATGGAAAATGATGTTCCATTAAAATGGGGTAAAGTAGAACTATCTGGGGCTGACATATACGAAAAGATATATGATGCAAAAGTTAAAATGAAAGCAATGCTTAATGAATTAAAGTCTGATTATATTGTTGTAGAAGGCGCCATACTTGTCAGATCACCAGATGCTGTGATAAAATTATCATATGTATATGGAGTTGTTATTGCTGAGCTTATGTCTACTGGCGCTAAGGTTATTACTATTGGCCCATCCTCGTGGCAGGCGTACATTGGCAACAAAAATCCAACAAAGGATGAAAAATCTGCAATAAGATTAAAAAATCCAGGGTATGCAGATTCTTGGTACAAAAATCAATTAAGGAATATGCGTAAACAAAGAACGGTAGATTATTTTAATAGTAAGTATAATTTATCTTTAACCGATTTTGATGTCGCAGATAGTTTTGGAATTGCTCATTATTCAAATCAAGTTTTAACCAAAAGATGAAATTATACCAAAGCCATCCTTGGCTATATAGAAGATATATTGTACAAAAAAAGACAGTTACAGAAATTGCTATTGAGTGTGCGGTTTCTCCAATGACAATACAAAGATATCTAGAACAGTTTGGACTAATTAAAAAGCGATGAATATTGCATATAAAATATTTCATTTACCAAGAGACTATGATAGAAATAAATTAGTTGAAAATGTTCATTCTAATTTGCTTAAAAATATAAAGATCTTGGATACAGATACTATTAAAATTTCATCATATGATGAATATGTTAGCTTTAAAAATCAAAACTTAGATTTTAATATAGATTTTAATGGATATAATTTAGAAAATAGGCAGGGCTGGAGATATGGAGAAGTTGGCATATGGGCAAGCAACTGGCTAGCATGGAAAAATTTTATTGATTCTGATTATGACTATTTAATATTAATGGAAGACGATATTGTTTTATATGAAAATTTTTTAATTGAGTTAGAAAAATATATGAAGCAATTGCCAAAAGGATTTGATGCATTCCATGCATTTTGTCCAGCAGATCAAAATCACAAGTATAACGCTTCGTTAGATGTCTCAGATGAATTATGTTCATCTTATCAAGATTGGTCTGCTGCTTGCTATATAGTAAGTAGGACGGGTGCTCAAAAAATGATACATTTTGCAAGCAACGGTATAAATTTACCATTAGATTGGTTTATGTTTAGACAAAAAAATTTATTAGAGGTTTTCACGCTAAAGCCAGACGCTAAAAGAATTTGTGACATATTGCCAATACAATCAACATTTCAAACAAAAGAAGATAGGAAGCCACTAAATGGGATACTCTGATCCAACAAATAAGCCTTGGACTAAGGACAAAATAGTCGAACTAAATCCAAAAACAGTTCTTGATGTTGGGGCTGGTCAAGGCGTGTATCTTGATTTAATTAGAGATGGACTTGGCGCTGGGGTAATAGTAAATGCAGTAGAAGTCTGGCAACCGTATATAGATCAATTTAATTTAGAAAATAGATACGATAAATTATTTGCTATGGATGTAAAAAACATGACAAACTTTGCCTATGACCTTGTTATTTTAGGAGATGTTCTTGAGCACATGTCTAAAGAATCTGCTGTTGATCTTTGGGAAAGAATATCTAGACAAGCTAAATATGCAATTATATCTATTCCAATTATTCATTATCATCAAGATGCAATTAACGGCAATCCGTATGAAATTCATGTTGAAGAAGACTGGAACACTGATAGGGTGCTAAAAACATTTAAAAACATCATTGAACATAAAGAGTTTCCAATTACAGGAGTATTTGTAGCGAAATTTGATAACCAATGATTCCAAAAATTATTTGGCAAACATATAAGGATCCGTACGACCAACTTCAGCCATATATGCTTGATGCAATTAATACATGGAAGACATTAAATACAGAATATGAATATCGCTATATGGATGATGCTCAGGCTACTGAATTTATACTACAAGAATATGGTCAAGAGTGGCATGACATATTCGTAAGTCTTCCAGTCGGAGTAATGCGTGGAGACCTATGGCGATATATGATTATATATAAATATGGCGGAATCTATACTGATCTGGATACAGAATGCTTAAATCCAATTAATGTATGGCTAAACGAAGACTATGAAATGATTGTTTGTCCTGAAACAGATATTCATTTTTGTCAGTGGACATTTGCTGCATCGGCTGGTCATCCTATATTAAAATCAGTTCTAGATACAATTAAAGAAAAATTAAATAATCCAGAGTATGGATCACCACACTTTGTTCATACACATACAGGACCAACCATTTGGACAGAAGGAATATTAAATGCTTTAGATATTAAAGTTGATAATTTAATTACTGATGAACTATTGCTAAATTCTTCTGATAATGCTAAACTATATAAATTCCATTGCTATGGCGGAGATAATTGGCGGATATTCCATTTTATTGATGTTAAACATATTTATGGAAGCCAAAAATGGGATGACGGAAACTATATTCAATGGATTGAAGATCCACTAGTGAGAGGTACAAGATGAATTTAAAGCCAGTGTTTGCAGATGTAAAAGAATTCTCATACCAAGACTTATACCTTCATGCAATTAGTGCACCAGCAGGGCATAAGATATTAAATTCTTGCTTAGAAATTGCACAGATGTTAATTGAAAAGAATATATCATATGGCAACTCAGCTTTAGACCCCATTAGAATATTTTCAACGGCTGATTCTACAGAGCAATTAAAGGTAAGAATTGACGATAAACTAAATAGAGTAAAAAATAACCAGGGTTTTGCAGGAGATAATGACATAGATGACCTAATTGGATACCTATTATTATATAAAATAGCAAAATCTAATTGACTTTTCAGTCAACTAGAATTATAATAGATGTATATGGAAATTGAATTATCTGATCATTTTGATCGAATGAATAAGGTTGTTGCCGAACTATTAAAAGGTAACAATCCTACACAAATAGCTACCCTAACTGGATTCAAAAGGTCTGATGTAGTAGAGCTTATAGATGAATGGAAAGCTGTTGTCTATAACGATACAAGTTCAAAAGAACGTGCCAAGGAAGCAATCTCTGGGGCTGACCAACACTACTCTATGCTTATTAAAGAAGCATGGAAAACAGTAGAGGACGCAGATCAGGCAGGACAATTAAATGTTAAGGCTAACGCACTCAAGTTAATTTCAGACATTGAGACTAAAAGAATTACAATGTTAAAAGAGGTAGGCCTACTAGATAATGCTGAGATGGCATCTCAAATTGCAGAGACAGAACACAAGCAAGACATTTTAATTAAAATATTAAAAGAGGTTACAGCCAGTTGTCCAAAATGCAAAATGGATGTTGCACGTAGACTATCTCAAATTACTGGGATTGTTGAACCAATAGAAATTATTGAGGAAGTAAGTGGATCTTAATTTTAATGACCTTATTGACATACTCGATGGAGAAGAGTTTGAAGAAAGACCAGTAGATCTAAGAGCATTTGTAACCAACCCAGAGTATCTTGGACTTCCACCACTTTCCGAATATCAATATACTCTAATTGAAAAAAGTTCGCAAATATATAAAGAAGCAACACTAATGAAACTTTTTGGAGAAGAAGAAGGTTCTAGAATATTTAAGCAAACGGCTAACGAAGTAATTGCTCAACTTGGTAAGGGTTCTGGTAAAGACTACTGCTCAACAATTGCAACAGCCTATATAGTTTATTTATTATTATGCTTAAAAGACCCAGCGGCATATTACGGAAAGCCACCAGGAGATGCAATTGATATTTTAAATATTGCTATTAACGCACAGCAAGCAAACAATGTTTTTTTTAAAGGGTTTAAAACACGAATTGAAAAGTCTCCGTGGTTTACTGGAAAGTACACAGATAAAGCTTCTGAAATGAAGTTTGATAAATCTATTACAGTTCATTCTGGTCACTCTGAGCGTGAGGCTTGGGAAGGTTATAACGTTATTGTTGTTATCCTTGATGAGATTTCAGGATTTGCTACAGAAAATACAACTGGACACGATCAAGCAAAAACTGCAGATGCAATATATGATATGTACAGGGCTTCAGTAGATTCACGTTTCCCAGACTTTGGTAAAGTAATATTGCTTTCTTTTCCAAGATTTAAAAATGATCCAATACAAAAATTCTATGAATCTGTCATTGCAGAAAAAGAAATTGTAATAAGAAGTCATAATTTTAAAATGGATATCGACCTACCAGACGGAACTGAAGGAAATGAGTTTTCTGTTGAATGGGAAGAAGACCATATACTTTCTTATTCTATTCCAAAAGTATACGCATTGAAACGTCCAACTTGGGAAATTAATCCAACTAGAAGCATTGATGATTTTAAAGTAGCATTTTATAAAAACTCTATGGACGCACTAGGAAGATTTGCCTGCATGCCGTCAGACGCAGTAGATGCATTTTTTAAATCAAGAGAAAAAATAGAAACTGCATTTAACAATACAGCAATTGCCCTAGATCAATTTGGAAGATTTGAAAACTGGTTCGCACCAGATCCAGATAAAGAATATTTTATACACGTAGACCTTGCACAAAAGCATGACCACTGTGCAGTTTCTTTAGCGCATGTTCAAAAATGGGTAAATGTAAAAGTTACAGACACGTACTCACAACCAGCGCCAATAGTAGAAGTAGATGCTGTCAGGTTTTGGACCCCCACGCCAGACAAATCTGTGGACTTTGCAGAAGTAAGAGACTACATACTATCTTTACAGACAAAAGGATTTAAAATAAGACTTTGTACTTTTGATAGATGGAACTCTCACGACATGATGCAACAATTAAAACAGTACGGAGTTAATACGGAAATTTTGTCTGTTGCTAAAAAACATTATGATGACATGGCAATGATAGTTTTAGAAGAAAGACTTAAAGGTCCACACATACCATTACTTATAGATGAACTATTGCAATTAAAAATTATGAGAGACAGAGTTGATCACCCTAGGAAAGGTTCAAAAGACTTAGCCGACGCAGTTTGTGGCTCTGTTTACAATGCAATATCTAGGACAAAGCACGACAAAAATGAAGAAATCAAAATACATACATATGAATCTATGAGTTTTGATAACGACTTCTCAAAAGATAACCCAGATGTTACGGCTACCAACATGATACGGGCTCCCCGTATGCCAACTAGTTTGTCAGAGTCTTTAGAAAGGATGACAACATTATGAGTGAATATCAAGAAAAAGCAAAAGAATGCAAATGTTGTGGCAAGCATGTTCCACTTCCAACAGTATTAAAAGAATACAATGGAATGGTTGTATGCCCAACTACATTTTCAAACATTGTTGAATATCAAAGAATATGGAATGCTATTGGATCTAGGCCACCTGGAAACATAAGAAAGCATTTTTCAGAGTATGTACAACAAATAGTAGAATTGCATTTTATAGAAAACAAAAAAGATGAAAAATAAAAGAGCATCTTCCTGGCACGAAAATAATAATGATGTTTTTAGTAAATTACAAAATAAAGAAACTGTAAATCTAATGTGGTCTTGTATTAATAACATAGAGCCAGAACAGCCAATGCTACTGCAAAATACATTGCGTTTAAACGAAGACAGAATGTATTTTGATTTAGGCGATAATATAGAAAAAAGAATAAATACAGATGGACACAGGGGCCCAGATTTTATTAAAAATGTAGATATTTTATTTGCTGGATGTTCGCAAACCTATGGTTTAGGAGTTAAAGATGGGGCAATATGGGGGGAGATGGTAGCTAAAAATCTAGGCCTTAAATATAATAATGTGTCTTATCGTGGAGGATCCGTTATGCAAATAGTTTATAACATTTTTAACTATTTTGAAAAATATGGTAATCCAAAATATATCCTATGTGCATTACCATCGTTTGCCAGAACTCATGTATTTATAGATTCTGAAATATTAACCTCAGCACCTCATAACAAAATATTAGAAAAAACATATGGATCCGACAAAGGACCTTATAGAGCAATACATCTTTCTAAAAATAGCAGGTACATAAAGCTTCCAGCCAAAGTAGAAGAAGTTTTTCCAAATGAACATAGAGTTTGGATTAACTTAATGTTTATTTCAATGTTAGAAACATATTGTCATTCAAATAATATAAAATTACTATGGACAACATGGCTAGACGTATATGAAGATAACAATCAACAAATGTATGATAAATTTAAAAATTTTTTTGAATTATCAGAAGACTGGGACCAGACAATACCGCCAGACGGCATTTATCCAGAAAAAGAAAGCGTGTGCCATCAAAACTTTAAAGATAAATATGAAAATTTTTTTCATAGGGGAACAGATTGGGATATTAGGGATCTTAAAGTTTGGGAAGGGCATTGGGGTGCCCACACACATATACACATATATGAAAATTTTATAAGAGAAATGAAAAAACTTGGACTATAGATTTATTATTTATTTATACTATAAGGTTATTTATAAAATAAAAAAAATATTTATAAAACAGCCTAAGCAAAAAGATAGGTACATATATTGATAATTTTAGGAATTAATGAAACTTCCCATGATGCTTCTGTATCTTTAATTAAAGATGGAGACATATTATTTTCTGGGCATGCCGAAAGATATAGTAAGCAAAAAAATGATTGGTTTACAAATGATAGTTTAATTAAAGATGCATTAGAGTACGGGTATCCAGATAAAATAGCCTATTATGAAAACAGATGGCTAAAGAAGGCCCGTATAGCCATTCATGGCGGGTTTGGTGGTGACAAGCCATACTTTCTTCAAACACCCCTTAAAAAAATTCCTAGGGCTTCCTTTGGGCATCACAAATCCCACGCAGCAGCAGGATACTACACAAGTAGTTATACAGATGCGGTTATTGTAGTTTTAGATGCAATTGGAGAATTTAATACTTCTACGGTATGGGTGGGAGAAGGATCTAACATTAAACAAGTTTACAAACAAAACTACCCTGTAAGCTTTGGACTTTTTTATTCCGCATTTACTCAGCTTATAGGGTTAATGCCAAATCAAGAAGAATACATTATGATGGGAATGGCTGGTTACGGAGATCCAAATAAGTATTTAAAAAAAGTTAATGAATATTTTCCAAGCATAACAAAACAAAAATACAATTTTCATAAAGGAATTACTGACTGGGGCTGGGTGTCAGACCAAGATAAATTTGATATTGCAGCCTCTGCTCAATTAATTTATGAACAAAGACTAATTGAATTTATGAATATGGCTAAATCAATAACTGAAAAAACAAATTTAGTTTTTATGGGAGGGTGTGCCCTTAACTGCTCTGCCAACACATTGCTTTGGAAAATATTTGATAGCGTTTGGATTATGCCCAACCCAGGAGATGCTGGAAGTTCATTGGGAGCAGCAGCGTTATTGTATGGCAAACATTTAAATTGGAATGGTCCATATCTTGGATATAATTTATCAGGGGAATATCCTGTTAATGAAATTGTTGATGAAATATTAAAAAATAAAATAGTAGCAGTAGCAAACGGAAGGGCCGAATACGGACCAAGAGCATTAGGCAATAGAAGTATACTAGCGGACCCCAGAGACCCAGACATTAAAAATAAAGTTAATTTAATTAAACAAAGAGAAAACTTTAGGCCGTTTGCCCCAGTAATTATGGAAGAATGTGCTAGCGAATGGTTTGAAATGAATTTTAATTCACCATATATGCAATATGCTGTAAAATGTAAAAAACCAGATTTAATACCCTCTGTTGTTCACATAGACGGCACGTCTAGAGTACAGACAGTAAACAAAGAACAGCATCGAGGATTGTGGCGTGTTTTAAATAAATTTTATCAAGAAACAGGTGTGCCAGTTTTATTAAATACTAGCCTAAATATAAAGGGTCAGCCACTTATTAATGATAAAAATGATATCATTGACTGGCAGCAGCATTATAAGTATAATATACTAACTGGGCAACAGTAGCTTAGTTGGTTAAAGCCCCGAACTCATAATTCGGTAACCGTAGGTTCGAGTCCTACCTGTTGTACAAGGAGATATTTTGGAAGACTCAGAAGAACAGTTTGACAGAGACCTTGAGTATTATATTGAAATAGGAGCTATTGAAATATCTGGCGTTGATGAATACGGCGAAATAATTTTTAAAATTACAGACGAAGCAGAGGAGTTGGCCCCAGAACTATGGCAATCTCACAAAGACTATATAGACAAAACGCTTCTTGATCTTTATGAAAAAGATTTAATATCTGTGGAATATAATGAAAATCTTGAAGCAACAATTACTTTAACAGAAGAAGCAAAAAAAATAGCAAAACAACATGGCCTGATTGAGACTGAGGAAAAAAATAATGAATAAAAATATTAACATATACAAAAAAGAAAACTTTTCTGGACTTCCATTTAATAAAGGATTAATTCGTTTTCAAATGCCAAACTCAAGTTTTAAATTAATGATACATGAAGAAAAGCTGGGCATCCCAGAAGATGACGAAATTACTTATAGTTATAATTCCGAAGGATTGCGGTCAGACGAATTCACAAACAATCATTCTGGAACACATGTTCTTTTTGCTGGCTGCTCTGAAACAGAGGGTCTTGGGAATAAATTAGAAAATATTTGGGCAAATCAATTATATAAAAAAATTATAAATGAAGAGCCATGTTCTGGATTTTTTAACGTAGGAGTTCGGGCTGTTGGTATCTCTGCAATAAATAGGCAAATAGTTAGCTACATGCAAAAATACGGAAAACCAGATAATTTATTTGTTAACTATCCAGATTTTTATAGACTTTATAAATGGAACGATATAAAAAAATTTTGGGAACAAAAAATTGGCTTAGAAACAATGGCTTCATATAACCTTAAAGATAAATTCTTTTTAAAAGAATTTAAAGATGCAATAATTAATGACTCTGAGTCTTTTTTTATAGATGACAACTTGCCTGAAGAGGCAATGAAACAATCGGCAATAGCAAACGGGAAACTCATGATTCATGAATATATGAGTGATGAAAGAAAATCTGACTTTGTTATAAACTCAATTCATAATATAATGTTAATGGAACAGATTTGTAAGGTAATGAAAATAAATTTTTTGTGGGGAACTTGGGATCAATATGCTTCTGCAACTATCAGAGAAAGTGGTTTATTTAATAGCTATGTAGATATTGGTAATGTCAAAAATTTTTATAAATGGGCAGAAGAGTCTGGATACAATACAAAAGATCTGTCGGCCAGAGACCATGGGCATTCTGGAATTCCATATCATACATACTGGGCAGAACAATTTTTTAATTCATATAAAGAAAATAAAAAATGAAATTTCATTGGATGCATAGGTTTGATTTTGGTAACACGCAAGATAAATTAATGGACATGGCATGGACTTTAGAAAAATCAAGAGCCTATTCTGTTCTTATGACCTACTCTATATCCTCACCAGACTATGTTCCCTTTTTGCAAAGCATGATGAGAGTATCAAAAAATCTTAAATTCATGATGGCGTTTAGGGCTTATACTATAAGCCCAGAGTATGCAATTAGATTTTTTAATACAATGAATATTAACGGCAAAAATAGAGTAACATTTAATTTAGTTGCTGGAAAAATGCTTGAAGATGAACAAAAAGAAGCAATAGATATGTATAATTTTGACGATTCTTTAATAAGTACTGTTGAAAAAAGAATAGAGCTTGCGGATAAGTGGGCAGATAAATTTTTTAACAAGATGGGTGATCAAGCGCCAATTTCTTATACAATTGCAAATTCTCCAATGACAATTGACTTGGCTAATAAATGGACAGACTATGCTATTATTAATGATAGTGGATTAAAAGAATCAAAATTAAAAGAATCAATTAATAAATTAAAAAATACTAAGATAGTATTAATTATTGACCCACTTATTAGAGAAAACAAAGATGACCTAGACTCAGACATAGAATATCATTATCAATCATGGGCAACAAATGAAGGACTAAAACCCTCTATTTGGGAAAAAAGAGAGCATTTAATACGTGGTAGCATGGAAGAAGTTAAGCAGCAAATTAGAGACATATCTAAAAAATATGGGATAGATGACTTTATGATAGTAACCAGCCAAAAAGACATATCCAGCCTTTTGAAGCTTATGCAAGAAATGTCTGACTGGTAGAATTTTTTAATAAATGATATAATAATATATAGGTCGCCGAATGGGGCCTAATTTAAATTATTCGCTTGAAAGGGGAATAAAATGGTAACACAATTCGCTATGGATCTTTTCAATGATCCTTTTTTTATTGGCTTTAACAGAGAGTTAAGCCGTCTAAACAATGCACATAAGGTCAACTCACAGTCATATCCTCCATATGATCTTATTAAGCTAGATGAAGATACATATCGTATTTCTATTGCTGTAGCAGGTTTTGGCAAAGAAGACATAGATGTGTCAGTAGATAATGGAACTCTTATCATTAAGGGTGAGATTACAGAAGTCGCTGACGCAGAAGTGGTACACAAGGGTATTGCAAGCCGTAAGTTCACACGCTCATTTGCTCTTGGTGAGTACATGGAAGTGACTGGGGCAGATCTAAAGGACGGTATGTTAAATATTAATGTAGATCGTATTGTGCCTGAAGAGAAAAAGCCAAAAACAATTAAAATAAAGTAATAGTATAATAGATATCTGCACCCCGTCACTGGGGAGTCGCAGACTATTCGGGTCGCTACCCGAAGGATGGACCTGAGCACGTCCGCAAACTGCTCTTTAATATTTTAGGAGAATAATGTTTGAGTACAGAATTAAGCAAGTAACAAAAATTGTAGATGGAGACACAGTAGATGTCGACATAGATCTAGGATTTAGCATTTCATATGCTCAAAGACTTAGACTGGCAGGTATCGATACGCCAGAGTCTAGAACTACCGATAAGCTTGAAAAAACATTAGGCCTCGAATCAAAAGAATATCTTAAGTCTAAGTTTAAAGACGCAAAGATTATAGTTGTAAAAACAGAAAAACCAGACAGCACAGAAAAGTATGGTCGCATACTTGGATGGATTTACATTGACGGCAACACAAAGTCTATTAACGAACAGATGATTGAAGATGGATACGCTTGGGGATACATGGGGGAGACTAAAGTAAAAGATTTTGATGCTTTAGCAAAACAAAGAGCAAGGAAGAAGTAGATGCCAATATATGAATACTCATGTATAACATGTGACAAATCATTAGAAGTTACTCGTAAGTTTGATGAAACAGAAGTTGTGCCACCTTGTCCTTCTTGCGGATACGGAATGGCAAGATCATATGGAACAGTTGGAATACAATTCAAAGGAAATGGTTTTTACAAAACAGATAATCCTAAGTAACTAAGATTATTTAAATAAACAAACATGATATAATCTCTATGTAACAAAAATTTTGTTACTTGGAGATCCAATTGCATAGAAAGTTAAAACTATTTTTAGCTAGCCTTTTTGTAACAGGTTGGCTATTTTTTATTGGTCCAAGTTATGCATGGGCAACAGACAATAGCGGACAAGAACAAGTTGTTGTAAGCCCTGCCCAACAAGCAGTTAATTCAGCCCTTGCAACAGCCACCACAGAAGTTCAACAGGCTATCGCAGCCACAGATACCGCCACTGCCACAATAGTAACAGCAGTTTCTGAAAGATTAGAAGCTCAAGAAGCGGTAAACATAGTAACATCCGCAGTAACAGTAGCGCAATCAAATGTAGCTTTAGTAGACACCGCCACCGCTACAATTAATAACATAAATTTAGCCGTCACACCAATAGATCAAAGTTCGCAGGTAATTGCAGATGCAAAAAATACAATTACAACAGCACAAAATTCTATAAATAATATTGACACATCAACTGCACAGGTACAAATATCTGAAGCCGTTGCAACAAAAACAACGGCAACAACAGCACAAGCCACCGCACAAACCGAATTAACTCAAGCCAACATTGCAATTGATAATGCACAAACAGCAGTTAATAATTTACAAGCCATTATTGGAACTACTGTTAACGTTTTGGCTGGTGTAGATGATGCTGGTGTTCAAATGAATCTTCCGTTTGGAATGCAAATGGGTGGCACTGTTTATAACAATGTTTACGTTGGATCTAATGCAACCGTAACGTTTGGCGTCAACGAAGGTCCTAATTATTATTCTACTCCAAGTGCACCATCCGTATCTATTGCTGGCTGGGACTGGACAACCTGGAGTAGTGGAACTGGAATTACGTATTCAACTACTGGAACAAGTTTAGATATTGCTTGGGACTTAAGACCTTATCCACAACAAGATGCTTCTACACAAATGGTTCAAATTAGATTCAATGCAGATGTAAATCCAAATGATGGCGCATGGATGGCAAACGTAACCGCAGTTGGACCAATACCAGGCGGAGCAAGGTTTAATTATAGAGAAACAACTAATGGAGGCGTAACAGAAATTATTGATACTAATTCTGGTACTGGATTTGCTGGACAAATAAGTCAAGGCTCAGCATTTACTCCGTATGTAGATCCGAACACTTCAACAATTCAAGCAGCAGTAGATTCAGCAAATGCAACCATTACGCAATTAAATCAAAGCCTTTCTCCAGTTGTTGCACAGAACACCACAAATACATCAGCAATAAATGCTATCAATACAACATCTTTAACTAATATAGTAAACTCAGCGGTGTCAACAAAAACATCTTTGCAGTCATCATTAAATACTAAAGCTATTCAACTAGTTACTGCAATTAATAACAATATTCCAACCCCTGCCCCAATAATTTTAACTCCAATTGTTGCAGGAACTACTGCAACTATTACACCGTCTTTACCTGAAGGATATACAGCAAACACTTGGTTTTATCAAGTAGTAACAGATGATCCAGATGCAGAAAATCCATACGAAGGTGGAACATATAATACAGATGGTGCACCAGAGTCTATTCAATTAACTGGTTTGACAGAAGGCGCTACTTATACAGTTAGAGTTGCTAACTGGTCTGGACCTGTAAGTCAATATACTGAGACTGTTATTTCTGTACCCGCACCACAAGGCTCCAATTTAACTACTGGTGGCAATAGTTCCCCAATAGATACAACTCCA